TCGATCAGGAGCGTTTCCCTTTGGGCCCCGCACGGCTGAGATGGGGGTGTTGCCCACTACCCATATTTATCTAATATTCTTTTTACCTTTGCCCAAACAAACCCAAACAAACAATGGCAAAAATGATCAAAGAATATGGTGGCAAAGAGAAGTATGCTTCGAAGGCCGCTATGATGAAACACGAAAAAACTGAGGGCAAGAAAGTAGAGAAGATGGAGAAGAAAGGTGTCTTTCCTAAGATGAAGAAAAAGTAAAATTTTTCTATGAAAGCCCAGGTTCACAAGACTTGGGTCTTTTTTTGCCCTTATATTTTGTACAGATTCTACATTTGTACACAATTATGACTTCTTTGTGTACAAAATATGTACAAAAGTATTTTTCTACAATCTTATAACTTATTGATTATTAGTTATTTATATTAAGTATTTATTCTTTTATGAACAAAATGAACAAAATAAATAAGAAAAGTAAAAAAAATTTCACACGCTCAAAATAAAAAAATATATTTACGTAATACGGCAAAAAAGTTTGCAAGTTTACATATTGTACATTTGGCTTGTTTTTGTTATATTTGTACAAACAATAAAATATAATATGAAACTCTACAATTCCAGACCCCAAAAACTCATCAGAGTAAACATCAAGCAGGCTGGTCAGCCAGTTATACATTTGGCATTTGACGAATGCGAATTATTAGATTGTGCAGAGGCACTATTGTCTTATATCAATTCGGGCTTACCACAAAAGAATACTTCTGACAAGCACAAGATTACTATTCAGTGTCGTGAATGGGAGAACTCTAAGAATGGGCTGTCGACTAGTTTTAGTTTTGTTGGACCAGATAGTTCGTTTGTAAGAGATTGCATTGTCAGCCATTTTGACAATTAATTTTGTTTGGCGTTATAATTGTATATAGATTTGTAACAAATTAAATTTAACATGATAGTAAAAGACATCGTCTTCGGAGATGAAGGCAGAAAGAAATTAATTAAGGGTGTTAATACCATAGCAGATGCTGTAGGTTCAACATTAGGGGCTCGTGGTCGCACGGTGCTTATTGAGTCGGAGCAACACGTTGGTGGCATTACAGTTACCAAGGATGGTGTGACGGTCGCTAAGTCAATTAACTTAATGGACCCAGCTGAGAACTTGGCGGTCATGATCATGCGAGAAGCATCTGAGAAGACTGCTAACTCGGCAGGTGATGGGACGACGACCAGTATGGTGCTCGCACAAGGCATCATTCATGCGGCAATGGACGAGATTAAGCCAGATGACAACATTACACAGGTGCTACGTGACATTCAGGCTGCAGCATTACGTGTTGCAGAAGAGTTGACGGCTATGTCGACAGAGATCACATCAGACAAGTTGGTGGACGTGGCGACTATCTCGGCTAATGGCGATGCGGAGATTGGCAAGATTATTGCTGATGCGTACAATCAAGTTGGCCTATCAGGCGTGGTGACCGTTGGAGCATCTGAGACATCGGACACTTACGCTGAGGTGGTCAGTGGCATGAAGATAGACAGGGGATTTGCGAGCAAGTACTTTGTGACAGACCACAAGAAGCAAGAGGTGGTGCTAGATAAGCCATACATTTTGGTTACTGACCAGCCTATTACAAACCTTAACGACATCTTGCCTATTCTAGAGTTCATCCACCAAGGCAGACATTCATTGCTCATCATTGGAGAGCTTGACGAGAACTCACTAAATTCACTTAACGTGAACAAGATTAAGTTGGGTCTAAAAGTAAGCACTATTATTCCTCCATCATTTGGCTACAAGCGTCATCAGATCATGCAGGACATCGCTATTGCGACAGGGGCTAAGTACTTCTCTGAGCAGACAGGTGACAACTTGATGATGGTCACTATTGACGACTGCGGACAAGCAGGCAAGGTGGTGAGCTCACGCTTCAATACCATTATCTTCGATGCTGTCGGAGAAGGGGAGCAGAGAGTACAAGAGTTGCAAGAGCAGATGGCTGTGGAGAGCCAAGCGATAGAGAAAGAGTTCTTAAAAGAACGCATCGCTAATCTTGGTGGTGGCGTGGCTATCATTAAGGTGGGTGCTAACTCAGACATTGAGCAGAAGGAGAAGAAGGACCGAGTGGACGATGCGGTGTGTGCGGTGAGAGCAGCACTAGAAGAGGGCATCCTGCCAGGTGGTGGCGTAGCGTTGCAAGACATTGCTATCAAGATGGAGTCAAGTAATAAGGGTGATGACATATTAAGAGAGGCGATGGTGACACCCATGATCAAAATACTTAAAAATGCTGGCATAAGCATAGACTCTATTGATAGAGATAAGATACACAAAGAAGGCATTGGCATTAATGTGGTGACGGGTGCATACTGCCACATGATGGACATGGGGATCATTGACCCGACTAAGGTGACTAAAGAAGCTCTCAAGAACGCTGTATCTGTTGCTACTACATTGTTATCCACAGAGACGGTCATTACCAACATTAGAGCATAAATCCAAACCAATATGAGGAGGAAAATGATAATTATCCAAACCAATAGTTTATATTAGTAATGCACACTATTGACGAAACTTGTCAAAATTTGCAATTTCTGATAATAAGGTAAACTACAATTTACAAATTGTAAATCAAACGTAAAATATAATTAATGTTATGACACCAAAAGCAAAAGCTCTAAATATATATAATAGATTCTTTAGAGAAGTTCCATTCCTGCAAGCAAAAAATTCTCCAATAGATGATGTGGATGCAGCTAAAAAATGTGCATTAATAGCAGTAGATGAAATATTGAATGTTATAGAAGTGCCAAGTACGGAATATAAATATTGGAAAGAAGTTAAACAAGAGATAGAAAAACTATAATATGAAGGTAATCGGTAAAAATATTCTAATCGTCCCAATGGAGGAGGAGACAAAGTCCAAAGGTGGACTAATCATGACCGCAATGGACACAAATGAGCTACGCTACAAGAAGGCTACCGTGGTATCACAAGGCACGCTAGTAGATGGCATAAAGCCAGGCTCATTCATTTACTTCGACAGAGCAGCCGGTCACAGCATCCGCATCAATGAGGACTTATATACAGTCATCACTGAGAAAGATGTGGTAGTGGTGCTTTAAAAATCTTTATTAAGTCTACCAATGACCCTGTCATATTGCCTTGTGGCAAAGTGATGGGGTTTATTACTTTTAGGCTTGATGTCAGATAGCTTAGGAATGGGCTTTTGGCCCTGCAACATCTCATAAACTTGTCGCATGATGGCTTTGGCTTGGTGAGATAGCTCATAAATCGCCCGTTTGCCCGGTTCAGGCTTTCGAAAATGGACAATTAAGCCTTTCTCCATCAAATCTCTGCGTCTATTTTCAGTAAATCCAAAGATTTGGCAGTACTGGTCAAACTGATTGGCATCAAATACGTGCTCGGAGTATAAATAACACAATAGTTCAAAGTCTTCTAGGCTCAATCCATGCTTATGGCGAGCCCAGGCACGCACAACTTTTATATATTTTAGAAAGTCTTTGTCGACAGCTTCACGTCTAACGACAATTGGCTTGACTTTATATTCACGCACCTTGATAGCTCTAGGTTTAATCTTCCTAGGCTTCATATATGTTCGGATTGTCATTGTATTTTATTTTTACAAAATTACTTATCTTTGTCAAATAATAATAAATAAATTATGGGAAAGCAAAATCCAAAGTCAATGATTAAGATTGGTGACTTAAAAAATGTTGTTAGTGATTTACAAACTAGAACTAACGAACTAAAAAGTCAATACCAACAAACTAAACAAGATATATCAAGCGGTGCTACTATGGGTCAATCTGGCGTAGGCCAATTGCAAGATATGCGTGCTCGTGAAATTGAGCATAATACATCTAAGATTAATCGCTATGGTGGTTTAATCCAACAAGGTACAATCATGCACGATAAAGCTCGTTTAGCAGAGAAAGAAGCTCAATACAAAAAAGACTATCCTTTAGCTGCAACATATAAGCAAGCTCAATTGAATGCTCCAGTAAAAAATGGTATGACAATGACAACTAAGATTGTTAAAAAGAAATAACATGGCAAAGCAAGAAAAAACACCAATGACACGTCCAATGCCTAAAACATATATGGGCATCACTAAACTTTCAGCTGCTGATAAAGCAATGAAGGTTGCTAAGGTAATGAAAGTTGCCAAGGCTATGAAGAAAAAGTAATGAGAGGCTTAGGAGACGTAGTCGAGCATGTTGCTAAGGTAACAGGCGTTGCAGCCGCTGTTAAAGCCGTCGCAGGTGATGACTGCGGCTGTGCTGCTAGAAGAGATGCATTGAACAGGGTATTCCCATTTAATAAACCACAAGATGGCAAAGACAGCAGCTTGGACAAGAAAAGAAGGTAAGGATCCGAAGGGTGGTCTTAACGCTAAAGGCGTTGCATCATACAGACGTGAGAATCCGGGTAGTAAATTGCAGACAGCAGTGACTACTCCACCATCTAAATTAAAAGCGGGCAGCAAAGATGCTGCTAGACGTAAGTCATTCTGTGCAAGAATGTCCGGAGTCGATGGTCCAATGAAGAAGCCAAATGGCGAGCCAACAAGAAAAGCATTAGCACTAAGAAAATGGAATTGTTAAAAAGAAAAGACGGGTCAAAATCTCGTCGTGGCTTATGGGATAATATCCGTGAGAACAAAGGCTCAGGCAAAAAGCCTACCAAAGAAATGTTAAAGCAAGAGAAGAAAATCATTGCTAAGAATAAAAAATAATGGCAAAGCAAAAGAATTTAGTTCGTACATCTATTCCTTTGGGTGCAACACAATTTGCAGCAGATGCAACATTTGTGAATAAGCCAACTCAGCAATTTGTTAGACCAGAAAATGTTGCTGTAAAAAGATGGGCTAATGGTGACTATCGTCAAAATCCTGATGGAAGTACAAGTACTCATATTATGACAGATTTTGAGGCTGATGGCAAACATTATGCTGCACCTACTTTATATCCTAAAGACAGAAAAGGTACAAAATCACGCAACCCTAAAGATTGGTATCAAGCACCAGAGAAGGGTTTTGCTTTTGCAGACACTGCTCAAGCAAGAGGTGAGTTATATGGTCCATTCCAAACTCAAAAAATTGCACACGATTTTGCTGCAAATGGGTACAAAAATATGCCAGCTCAAAAAATTGCATCTGGCAAGTTGTTAAAGAAAAAGAAATAATGGCAGGACGGACATCTGAATACTATAAGACTCATCCGGAGGCTCGCAAAAAACGTCTTGAATATCAGGCTGAATATAACAAGAGAGCTGATCAATTAAAAAAGCGTATTGAGCTTAACAAGGTTAACCGTGACCGTGGTCAATATGGCGATGGTGATGGCAAAGATATGAGCCACAAAAGAAATGGTCGTATCGTTGAGGAATCAGCTAGTAAGAACCGTGGATCTCGTTCAAATATGCCTGGCGATCGTCGGGCAAGAGGCAAAAAAAAATAATTAACTTTGTACTTTAAAATATCAAGATTATGAAAAAGGTAACTAAAAAAACAGCGTTCAACATCAAAGAAGCAAGTAACCAAAAATTGACAGCAACTGCACGTAAGCACTACGCAGAGAATGCACAAGCTGCAATGAAAAACAAAAAGAAGAAATAAGATGGGTGTTTTAAATTACGTACAGTCAGGGCGTGCTGCAGCAGTAACGCCATCAAACACTGATAATATTCCTAGCGTATCAGGTGGCACAAATGATGAGGGATGTATCCTTTACATTGGTGGTACTGGTAACTTAAAGGTATTAACTATTGGTGGCGACGAGGTTATCTTCTACGCAGTACCAGCAGGAACAACTTTGCAGGTTCGTGTTAAGAGAGTTTTCTCTACAGGAACAGCAGCTACTAACATCGTTGCTCTTTGGTAATGACAGAAGACGATCTGAAAATAGGAATACTAAATTCGATAACTCTTATGTTATCGTTTACCACTATAGAAGCTACTCTTCGTATAGCATTATTGGCTGTGTCAATAATCTACACGGGCTTTAAGCTATATAAACTTATAAAAGAAAGAAAGAAATGGCTTTAATTGACATTTTTAAAGACGATAACGAGATCAACGAAAAGTCGGTTCTAGGATTCGCATCATTCGCAGTATTGGTGGTCTATGGATCAGTTGACATCGTCACAGGTGCAATGCAACAGCAATTTGTTATTGAGCCCATTATTTTAGAGATTTTCGCAGGATTAACTGCAGCTTGTTTCGGTATCTCAGCATTTGAGAAGGTGAAGAACCGTGAGAACGAGACAGAAAGACAAAAAGCCCTAGGTGGCCAAATCGAGCCATATGAAGAGTCTGAAGGTTAGTATTATTATGTTTGTTATTAGCATGGTGCTTCTAGTTCTCTTAATGAGAGAAAGAGGCAAGAATGCTGAGGCAAGACCTAACGATACGATTACTGTTCACGACACGACTTGGCAAATTCACGATTCAATTCGGATTAAGAAAGTACCCGTATACAAAGAGGTTATTGTAGAGGTGGCATCCAAACCAGAGATGCTACCTGATACAAACTATGCACGCTTAAAAGAGCAGTACATGGCTTTGTTGCAGTTATATATAAACAAAATTGTTTACAAGGATACTATTAAGGTGGGCAATTATGGGTACATTGCTGTGTTAGATACAATTAAAGAGAATAAAATAGCCCACAGACGCACACGTGATAATTTTAATATACCAGTCGTTAAAGAAACTAAAACTATTATTAAGTATGCACCACCAGTCCGTCAATTATACGTTGGAGGTGGCGTTATGGTTAACAACACCCTTGGGATAAGAGGTGCAGAAGCTGGCTTACTCTACAAGACAAAGAAGGATGAGATATATAATATCACAGCCGGAGCTAATCTTGATGGAGCAGTAATCTATGGTGTGCATTACTATTATAAACTAAATTAAAATGCTATTAAGAGTTGGATCGACAGGTGATGATGTAAAGAAGCTCCAAGAATTACTTGGCGTAGATGTCATTGGTAAGTTTGGGCCAAAGACTGAGGCAGCTGTGAAGGGATGGCAAGCGGCTCACGGGCTGACCCCTGACGGGGTGGTTGGTGATGCTACGTGGGCGAAGATGTTCGCACAACCTGTTGTACAAGCTACTGCTCCAGCTCCACAACCTGCTGTTCAGAACACTACTTTTAAATTAGATAAGTTAAAAGGTCACGTACCACAAGCGGTGATTGATGCAATACCTGATACGGCTGCACGATTTGGGATTACAACATCTTTAAGACTTGCTCACTTCTTAGCTCAATGTGGTCACGAGTCAGGAGGCTTTAAAGCTGTGCAAGAGAATCTAAACTACGGAGCCAAAGGGCTTCTTGGTATTTTTAAGAAATACTTTAAGACCATAGCTCAAGCCACAGCGTACGAGCGTAAGCCTGAGAAGATTGCTAACCTAGTATATGCGAATAGAATGGGTAATGGCAACGAGGCCAGTGGCGAAGGATGGAAGTTCCGTGGACGTGGGTACATTCAGTTGACAGGTAAAGAGAACTACAAAGCATTTGATGCGACTGTGCCTGAGGACATTATCGCTACTCCAGATCTTGTAGCTACAAAGTATGCACTAGCTTCGGCAGCATTTTTCTTTAAGAAGAATAACCTGTGGTCTATTTGCGACAAAGGTAGTTCGCCAGAAGTTGTAACTTTGGTAACCAAAAGGGTAAATGGCGGTACAATTGGACTCGCTGACCGTCAGAAACATTTTAAAGAATACTATAACCTACTAAGCTAATGGCAAAAGCAAAATCATCATCTGAAGCAAAGAAAATTGTGTTCGGAGTACGTCGCAAAGGGAAGCACGCTAAAACGTCTTCACCAAAAGACAAACAAACTAAAAAATACAGAGGCCAGGGAAGATAATACTTCCCTGTTTTTATATAAGCATTATGAAAGTACTATTATTTCTTGTATCGTGTATAGTTGGAATTGCAGGAACAACGCAAGGCTACTTTGTGTATTTGCATTTCTTTGATTCTGCAAAAGCTAGAGAGATTATCTTGTCTCACAACGAGAGTATTGACATCTCATCTGTACAGAATAATGTACAGATTGGTGCACTAGCTGGCAACCGCAACCTAGAGTTTGGTGTGAAGGGTATGCTAGAAGAATTCGTAGAGGAGAAAGACTATTTGCTTAATCCATACGCAACTAAGAAAATAGAGGTAGAGATCTTATATCTAGATGTTATTAAGACTCAATCTAATTTATCTGTATTCCATCGCAATAGTGATGCGGTGGTGATACGTATGCGTGGTAAATTAATTAACAACGGTAAGGTTGTAAAGACAGTTATTGTAGAAGAGTCAGCAGAAGAGGTATCAATGGCTACTCTTTTAATTGACGAGGGTGGAAAATTTAATCAAACTAATTTAAGTTCAGCTTTAAAGAAAACTTGTAACACTTTGATTAATAAACTTCTATAATGAAACACCTAATTCTTGTTACCTTTTTATTTGTATTTGTAACAAACACTTATGCTCAAACGGTAAAACTTTATTTCCCTAATGACACGAACAATCTAAATGTGCGTGGTAATGTGATTAATAAAGGCGATACGTTGAATGTAGAAGTGCACGCAGACGGAAATAGCAATCTAACTACTCGTGCTTTGTACTTTGACTTTGAGTACCCTAACAATGCCTTGCAGTTAATTAACGTAACAAACTCTAATACCATCTTGCCTACTAACTCGCAGTCAACGATGAGCTATTATACTTATCCTGGATACTCTTGGCAATCTACGACAGCTAACAATGTTACAGATGGTAATGTGAGGTATCGTTATTCATCTTACACGTATACGCAAGGTGGCACAAAGACTATTCTTAGAGTTTATCTAAACTGGTCAGTTAACCAAGGCGGCTTAGGTGTGGGTAAATTATTAACTTTAAAGTATAAGTTAAAGACAGATGCACCAGGATACTCTTGGGATCCGATTAGAATGAACTTTGCTGCAGCTTACAATCAGAATGGCTCAGAAGGTTCGACATTGATGACTACTCCACTAACGAGTGTTATTATGCTTGACCCTACGGCTAGTAAATACGTTACAGCAAGTATTGGTAATAATGCTAACGTAGATGAATTTAGTTTACATAGAGTAGCGTTCACGGACTCAGTAACCAATCAAACTTATCTAGTGGATGCTTTGTCAGACGGAAGCATCCCAGTTGACCAAACTAGATTCCAACCCAACACAGTTTACCACGTGCGTGTTATGTTTAATATGGACAGCATTAAGGATTTAGCAGCAGCAGCAGTAACTGTATCTGACTACACTACAGCACAAGCTGAGTTTGTGACACAGAACTTAGATGGTACATTTAAGAATCAATCTATCATCACAGGTATCGGTTATTTTGCTGCAGATGTGAATAGAAGTAAGTTGTTTGATGGAGGCGACTTAGTGAGGCTATTCTCGCACGTATCAGGAGTGGACAACTTGGTTACATTACCGACAGGATACGCAGCTGGCACAGATATGTACATGAGTGCTCCAACATTTACAGAGACTGAGTTTAATGCAGCCTCCGCTTCTTCTTGGAAAGATATTACTAAGAACTATGTTCGATTTAAGACAGGGGTGATTGGAGAGAACTTGCCATTAAAATTACGCTTTGTAATTCCTGGTGATATTAACCGTAGCCATAGCTCTCAGGTTGTTATTAATAATGCGATTGCGACTAATGCAATCCCTAGTTTAAAGAAAAACTTTGATGCATCTCAAACAGCAAGATTGTTAATAAACACTCCTGATGGGATTAGTGTTAGTTTAAAGAATGCAACGATTACTTCTAGTACAATCGATATTCCTGTTAAAATTAACACTAATACGAAACAAGTATCTGCGTTGCAGTTTGAGTTTACTTATGACCCGACTAAGGTTAAGTTTGAGCAATTAATTAATGAGGTGCCAAATACTTGGTATACCTTTGTGGATAACAAAGACGGTAAAGTTAGATTTGGCTCATTAGATAAAGAGTTAAAGACTCCTATCTCAGGAGAATCTACTCCATTCAAATTACGCTTTAGTTCAATAGGTAATCCTTTGGATATCAACACTTATATTAAAGTAACTCCTAATATGGATGCAAGTTCTAAGACTGGCTACCAGTTGGGAATTAATTTATCAACCGACTCGATCAAGTTGACGGGTTATAATCTGTTTTAAGATGAATAGACTTATTATAGTATTATTTTTGTTATTCGTAATTTCGTGTGAAGAAATTAGCGTAGTTGAGCAGCCAATTAATCTAGGCGTTGAGTCTAAGGTAATGGTTGTTAACTCAGCAGTTGTTAAAGACAACGTATTACAAGTTAGTATTGCTACTACACCAGGTGCTAAGTATTTACTAGAAGTATATACTTTTGGAGGCAAGGAGCCTGTTAAGAAGTTAGGCTTCACTGCAGATGCAAATGTTAGCAATAAAAGTATCCAAATGGATACACTTAAGAAAGGGATGTATGATTTAAAAATTATCAACATCTCAGGAGAAGAAATTAAAAGACCAATTAACCACAATAATTATTTATAAAATGGCAGAAGAACAAGAAGGAGGCTCAATCAAAGGGGCTATTATCGGAGGAGTAACATTGCTTATTACAACCGTCACAGGTGTGGTGGCTACTAAGTTTGAGTCTATCTTTGGAGACAAAGAAGAACCAAAGACTGAGGTGGTGCAACCTGTCGCACAACAACCACAGATTGTCATCAACAATGCACAGACTCAGCAAGCATCAAGCGGAGGCACTAAGACTGTCATTGTTAAGGAGAAGGCTGCAAAAGAAAAACCTAAAGCTCCTACAGCTAAAGAAGAATTAGAAAAACCACCACAATGGTAAGATGGAGTATTTGCTTATTGCTCTTGTCGTTGTCATCTTATGGGCAGATTGCCACGACCAAAACGGAGGCGTATCAAGCTAGTTTTGAGAAGAAGATTAATATCGACTCATTGATGGACTATGATGGTCCTAAGATTCCTATTCAATTACTATCGATTGGCATCAATGAGGATATTTATGCGTCTTACCCAGAACTAAAAGATAAGCGTGTAGGATTAGGTGTAACTAATATTGTGGTTGAGTTCTTGGAAGAGACTAACCGCTTCACATTTACTGAGGATAAGGCTGAGATTAAGAACCGTATGGTTAAGCAGTTTCAGGCTAGTCAGGCAGGCATATCAGAGAATAAGTTAGACGGACGTGGCAAGATTAAACTTGCTCAGTACTTTGTTTACATTGAGTGCTACGACTTCTCGGTTAGTGAAGATGAGTCTATTAGTTTAAAAGATGGTGCCAAGCAAACCGTAGTCACAAGACTTGGCTTGCAAGTTAAGTTTGTGAACGCTGAGACAGGAGAGTATTTTACAGGGTCAGGATTAGGTGAGGCTAAAACAACACGTGAGGCTACGCTAATGAATGACGGTAACTTTGCAGAAATTAAATTTAATCAATCCACTATAGGCACAACGACTAAGAAAGCGTTGGAGAATGCTGCTAGTAAAATTATTGTGCGGATGATTAAAAAGAAAATCTTTAAATGAAATGGATAGTATTTATAGCCATACTTATCTTACCCACGATTATGTACGCACAAACACTTACACAGGTGTTCGTGGATCCGTGCAGTGGCAAGGTAACAACTGTAGTGGTACCGCTCGCTGGTGGCAAGACTACCGTGGTTTACCGAGGGCAGTACAAGGTAGTAACGGCAAACGATATTACAAGTGGAGCTCTGCAAGCGTGGATAAATGAGTTAACAGTTAACTTCCCTTGTCCACAAGCTACGATTGCAGTAACACAAACGGTAGCTAACGCAGTATCCCAAGCAGTAGCAGCAGCAACAACAGCGGCAACCGCAACAGCAACAAGTGCGGCTACATCAGCAGCTACATCTGCAGCCACAGCGGCAGCAGCACCTGCACCGGTGGCAGAAACAAAAACAGAAACACCTGCAGTGGAAAGTAAATCAGAAACTAAAACAGAATCTAAAAATGAAGAGCAAAAGTCCGAAAGTGGGGGCAAAAGTAAGTCCGAAAAGAAAACCGAGAGCAAAAGCAAGTCGTCTTCGTCGAATCCAATTATTTATTCTTCGGATTTTACGGTCGCTCCGACTAGTGAAGTAACATCTATTATTGCTAGTGTTGGTATGAGTCAAGCATCCTTGATGGGTAACTCATCGTGGGGCATTAACTCTATGATATGGTCAACTTTTGACCAATTCGCACTAGGAGCCAGATATACCTTGATGAATTTTAATCAAGGCAAGTTGGAGTCCATCTCAAACTTTGGCGTTACAGGCGTTTATTTAAGTGGAAATGTGTTAGGCTTCGCAACGGCTGCTTACATCGTCCCTATGGGCAAGTATGGCACCACAGGGGCCAACTATACTTTGTCGGTTGCTGGAGCAAATGACGAGGCTAACATATCCAATAATATATTGCTATTCTACACCGTACCTATTAAGATAAATAAGTACGTATCAATTAGTCCTGATTTATACGTATCAGGGTCTTCCACGGGTTATCTAACTAAACAAAAAGTATTTGTAACTAGCAATGATATAGGTATTCTAACAGGTGCCTCATTTGATATTGCACTAACAAAACGCTTCAAGTTTAACTTTGCCTTAAAGACAGGTGTTAATACTAATCCTGCTATTCCTCAGTCCTATCTTGGGATGATAGGCACCAAAATTAATTTGTAACTAATAATATTTGTTTTTATATTTGCAGTGTAATAAAGCGAGTATTAGTGTAGGACCTAATATTCGTTTTAAATAGTTGAAAAACTAAACAGCCCCGACGGTCCTACACGTTGGGGTTTTGTTTTTATGGAGATTTGGAAAGATGTTGTTGGCTATGAAGGGCACTTTATGGTTAGCGAAAGTGGAAAAGTTAAATCATTAGATAGGAAATATAAAAGATCTGATGGATCTATATATCCTGTAACAGGAAAGGAGCTAACTCCTTTTATTAGTAATGTTGGATATTCTAGGATAGCACTAAGAAGAAATGGAAAACCAATGAAGTACTCTGTTCACAGATTAGTAGCTGAAGCATTCTTGCCCAAAGAAGAAGGTCGTGATTTTGTGAATCACTTAGATGGAGATAAATTAAATAATCACTATTCTAATTTAGAATGGGTATCGATGATTGAAAACAATTGTCACAGATTTAATAAAATCAATACAACTAGTAGATATACTGGAGTTACTTGGATAAAAGCAAAGCAACGATATGTCGCAGTTATGCAAATAAACGGTGTACAGAAAACAATAGGTCATTTTCATAATGAAGAAGATGCTTATGCTGCTAGATGTAAGTATGAAAAGGATAACGGTATAATAAATAAGTATCTGTAAAATTCCGTATTTTTGTAAGATAACAAGCAAAGATACCACCTATGTGTGCTAGAATTTCAACGTATTCTCCCGATTTAGATGTCACCGGCAACGACCGTTGGATTGGCTCAGACTGGCAAACTCCAGATAAATTAACCAAAAACTTTACAGCAAACGCTGTTGCCGATTATTTTAATCGTGTAGGTATTATCGATACAGGTAGTTTCAACTGGTCATACAGAATGTATGCACCGACAGAATCTCAACCTGCGAAGACGTTTGAACTAGTTGACCATCCATACGACACAGTAGATGTTATTGGACTTGCAGGAACCATCAAGGTTTCATTCTTGACAATGGCTAATACTGAGCCGGGTATCTTCATTGAGCAGGCTTGGTTAGATAAAATTATCCTTGTTAATCGTCCAGGATTTCCTAGTGAATATGGATTATATAAAGTAACTGCTGTCGTTGAAGATGGTGATTACTATTTCTTAGACTTAGATTTTATTGGTGGCCATTCAGGTATTGTTAACGAAGATGAGCCAGTTACATTTGGGTTATTCTCAGGCGTAAGTGGCACATCGGGTACTACAGGAACATCAGGAACTTCTGGTACTACAGGAACATCTGGTACTAGTGGAACAGATGGCACATCAGGTTCTTCAGGAACTACAGGAACATCAGGTTCTTCAGGAACGGATGGTACAAGTGGATCTTCAGGTACAACAGGCACATCTGGTTCTTCTGGAACAGGTGGCACATCGGGCACTTCAGGGACTAACGGTTCAGATGGTACATCAGGTACACGTGGTACGTCAGGTACATCAGGTATTGACGGTATTGATGGAACAGACGGTACGTCAGGGACTAGTGGCACAGATGGTACAGGAGGAACTAGTGGTACAAACGGTTCAGCGGGTACATCCGGCACTGATGGTACAGGAGGAACTTCGGGGATAGACGGAACAAGTGGGTCTAGCGGTACAGGAGGAACAAGTGGAACTAGTGGAGTTAATGGCACCTCAGGTACAGGAGGAACAAGTGGTACAGATGGCACAGGAGGTACTAGTGGTACTGACGGAACAGGTGGTACTTCAGGTACATCTGGGTCTAGTGGCTCATCAGGCATTGATGGTACTTCAGGTACAGGAGGAACAAGTGGATCATCAGGTACAGACGGTACTGGTGGAACATCAGGGACTAATGGTACTGGAGGAACGTCGGGCACTAGTGGAGAGTCAGGAACTTCAGGTACAACAGGTACTAGTGGTACAGGTGGTGTTGATGGAACGTCAGGTACATCAGGTGAAAATGGTGTGTCTAATAACTTGTTCCTATATCAAGCTCACACAACAAGCCAAACAGGATATCCTGGAGATGGACATGTGTCGTGGAACAATACCACACAAATAAATGCTACATCAATTAATATTAGCCATATTACTAATAATGGCATTGATATTGATATCTTCTTGGCATTGTTGCAAGATTTACAACAAATTACAATCCAAGATCAAAATACATCTGCTAACTATCAGATTTGGGATATTAATGGAACACCAACTCAAGTAACAGGTGCAAATAATTATTGGATTGTTCCTGTTACTTTAATATCGTCAGCTGGTACAGGCACAACAAACTTTGCTAATAATCACGACATATTTTTAGCTATTGTATCTCAATCAGGTACATCAGGAGTTGATGGTACATCAGGAACTAGTGGCACAACAGGTACCTCAGGTACAGGTGGAACATCAGGTGTATCTGGAAGCTCGGGTACCTCAGGAGCCGACGGTACTAGCGGAGTAAGCGGAACGTCGGGAGTTAGTGGCACATCAGGAGTAGATGGAACGAGTGGAGTTAACGGTACAAGTGGCAGTTCAGGAGTAAGCGGAACTAGCGGTAGCTCAGGAGCAAGTGGCACGTCAGGTGTATCAGGTACATCAGGTGTTAATGGAACTTCAGGCGTTGATGGTACTTCAGGGTTAAGTGGTAGCTCGGGAACCTCAGGTGCAAACGGTACATCTGGAACATCAGGAACAACTCCTGTTGGTCAGATCACAGGTACGTTAACCGCTAATAAAATACCTAAAGCAACAGGTACTAATACAATTGGAGATAGTATTATCACAGAGGCGAGTGGTGCTATTACAGTATCAGGTGCTGCGGTTGATAATTACGTTGCTAGTTTTATTAATACAGATGCAGGCTCAAACGGTGTATATGTAAAGGCAGATGGAGCTGCGTTTGTTACCGAGCCATTATCAATGGTTGGTGGGATTACTTTAAACGCTAGTGGTTCAGCATCATTCAGCGGAGATATAACTGCTAATAAATATATTAAAGTTGGTGGTACATCAGCACAATATTTGATGGCAGATGGTAGTGTTACCACAGGTCCATCACTTGCAGGATATGTGCCTTATACGGGTGCAACTGCAAATGTTAATTTAGGTACTTATGGATTAACTGCAAATTCGATAACGGATGGTTACATAACAATGTCGGTTGCCCAAATTAATCGTGACCCCGGATTTGTAGAAATGCAATATACTGGGACAGGAGGAGTTCAAATTTTTGGAAATACTGCATATCCAATAGTTTTTAAAAGTGGAACAGGAAACGTTATAATTGGAACTAACACAGATGCAGGATATAAACTTGATGTTAATGGTTCAAGTAGAATTGTTGGGGCATCAGGATATTCAAATGGATTGTTAATTCAAAATACTTCTACATCATTAGCAAATATTACTGCATTAACTTTACAAGCAAATATTGACGGATACCCAATTCTTGAGTTTAAAGAAGGAAGTAATCAAAAATGGCAAATTTTTAATGATTATGTAAATGATTCATTAAGTTTTTATAAATGGGTTGGAACAGCAGAAACACTTTTAACATTAACTTCAACTGGTAAAGTTGGTATTAGCAATACAAATCCATACAGCAAATTTGAAATTTCAAGTTCAGCACAACAATATCAAACAGCACCTGCTATTTTATTTACAGATACAGCAGGTGATGCTGCATCAAATAGATGGATTGTTGGCAATATTGCAACAACATACGGAGCATTTAATATAGCATCAGCACCATCGCCAACATCAACAACGTTTACTCCTAGATTAACTATTTTGCCAAATGGAAATGTTGGAATTAATACATCAAATCCGACAGGTCAATTATCAGGAACATTTGGTCTTTCAATTGTGCATTCAACAAATGCATCATTAGGTTTGTCTAATGGAACAAATAATTGGTTAAATTATCTAGCAGGTACAACATATAGAATGTGGAATAATACTTCAAATGAAGTAATGGTTATTCATTTGAATGGCAATACAACTATTGGAAGTAGTGGAACAGATGCAGGATACAAACTTGATGTAAATGGAACGGGCAGGTTTATTAATAGTGCAGTCGTTTCATCAACATCAAATGCGGGATTAACAGCGGCAACAAATTCTACTACAGGTTTTGCATTTTTAGATTTAATAAATAATGGTGCATCAGGAAGAAATTATCAAATAGGAGTAGGTGGCAATGGTGCCGCTTCGGCTTATGCAAATAATTTATATATTGATTTAGTAGGTGTTAGAAATATAGTAACAATAGTACCATCAGGCAGTGTAGGAATCGGAACATCAGCACCAACATCTTATGCTTCTAATACACTTCACTTGAATACAGGTGGAAGTAGTTATTCAATTAAATTAACTAATAGTTCGACAGGAACTGCATTAACTGAAGGATTAGATATTTTACAAAGTACAACTGATTCATATATATGGAATAGAAGTGGAGGTATAATGAGTTTTGGTACTTCTAACTCCGAACGGATGCAGATTACTAGTTTGGGTGATATACAATTCCCTAATTCTATTGCAATTAAAACTGTTGCTTCAAGTGGTTACATTGCAATGTATGCAAATGGGGGTGGATTGTATTGGGGAGGGTCTGCATCAACAAATCAAATGTTTTTAAGCGGTGATGGTTCACTAGGAATTAATAATTTGACTCCCGTAAATACAGCTTGGGGAAGTGGAACACAAACAAAACAATTAACAATCGATGGTGCAAATTATGCTGTAATAAATTTATTAGGTGGTGCACGTAGATATTCAATGGGTGTTGGTGACAGCAACTTTTATATGTGTTATGATAATAATACATCAAGACATAACATTACGGTTTCAGGGGCAGGAAATGTGACAATTAATGGTACAGCAGATGCAGGATATAGGTTAGATGTTAGTGGAACATTAAGAATTCAAGGAGCAGCCACGTTTTCTAGTAGTGTTCAAGCATCTTCATTTACAGATGGATATATAACTTGGAGTTCAGCACAAATAAATAGATCAGGTGGATTTGTTGAATTACAATATACTAGTGGTGGTGGCGTAAAACTTTTTGGGGGTGGAGCTACTCCAATTACTTTTAATACTACAGGTTCAGGTACTTTTTCGAGTAGTGTTACTGCAACCGCTTTTTTTGAAAGCTCAGATAAGACCATCAAGACTTTAATTGAAGATAACTATCAGACTAAAGGGATTGAATCCGTTGTAGCTAAGTTATACACTAAAAATGGAAAAGAAGAACTTGGATACTTTGCACAAGATGTACAAGGAATATTGCCTAGTGCAGTAAGCAAAGGTGCTGATGGATTGTTAAGTCTTTCTTACCGTGAGGTGCATACAGCTAAGATTGCAAGACTTGAGAAGCGTGTGGCAGAATTAGAACAACAATTAAACTTGAACTAATATGTCTTGGGCAGGAATAGCAAGTAATCAGTGTGTGAGTTGGGCTAATCTTCAGGATGCGGTGAACAATAATGTGTTCATACAGATTGGTACAATACCTCCTCCGGGAATACCTAGTAATAGGGAGATAACAAAGTTAGGTGCTTTAACAACTGTTGATATTCAAACTTCTCCTCTATCAGGAAAGACTGATAATCAATTAGTTGTTAAGAGTAATCTAGTAGCATCTGCGTACACTTACTATCAACTTAATCATTGTTCAGGTGGACCTGCTGCGTGGACAAAGATTACTCCTGTATTGGGAACGGGTCAGCGTTATGTACTACCAAGTGGTAGTCCTGTTTTCTATTATTATAATGGAATATCGCAAACTACTTTACCTGCAGGATACAACGGATCAATACAAATCGTATCAGGACAAACGTATTGTCCTTAATTTTTAGTAATTTTAAAAAAAATATATAGATGAAAAATATCGAAGCAGTCTCAATTTGGGACAATGGTACAGTACAACAAGCAACAATACTTAACTCTTATGCAGTTAATGTAACTTTAAATACATCTGCTACATTTTGGTACGGATTATTCTCTACAACCGAAGAAGGAAATGTAGGAACTCAACTTGCACAAGGAAACTTAACTATGACAGGAGAGGCTTATGCGGATTGGTCACAAGATACTTATGCTTGGGATTGGATTGCAGGTCAATTAAACTTAACTATTACAGGAGAATATGTTCCTCCAGTACCTCCTGAGCCAATTGTAGAAGAAGAAGTTGTAGTTGAAGAACCTATTGTGTAACTTTACAAAAAAAAATATATTATGAAACTAAACTTTAATTTTAATCTAGTCGATTTAGATGGTAAAGAAATCGAAAATGGTAACCTTGGTAAGATATTAGCCAATAACTTAATTAACCAAACTAAAGGGGATGCTGTTAAGTATTGGGAATGGGCTCTTGCTTTAAACAAAGGAGAGGTTATTGACCTAGATACATCTGACCAAGAAACCCTTAAAACTTTTATTAAAGACAGCGAAGTATTGCCGGTATTAACTAAGGCCCAATCTCTTGCTGTTTTTGCTAAGAAGTAATATTACATCATCAGCAGATATACTCCTCTGACACTCAAAATGTCGGGGAGTATTCTTCCAAATTGGACAAAAGTCCCAGTCCGAAGCATCGAATTTAAAGTTAGGGTTGTTCCAACAACTGTTGCATACTGACTTGTTAGTCACACGAATGCAGTCAAACTCGTGGTCATCTGCAGCGAAGTTGTTTACCATAACCACTTGCTTGCCTAGAGCATTTGCTAACCATGAGACTCCGCTGCCCAAGCCCAGGTAAAATTGACTATGGTGAATAATAGCCATTGTCTTTTGGATATCATAATTAATAATCTGCTCACAGTTGTCGAACGGATTCTCTTCTAGTGAAACATTTATCACTCGGTATCCTTTGCCAACTAAATAGTTAATCACTCCTTGCCATCCCTCTTTTGTCCAAAACTTACAGCCTGATGTAGAGTTGGTAGCTATCGTAACATATTTACCATACAAATTGTTACCAGCATCATACTTTAACTTAGGCATAATCTCTTGGAAGTCAAGTCCTAATATCTTAGTTGCTGCTTCTTGTAGCTTTATAGTATTTGGCAATACTGGTTCTTTATTTGTGTCATAGAACCAACCTATGTTATACTGAGCATAGATGTTGGGCACCACCGTTCCCGGTTCCACTAATTCTATCTCAGGAATGTCAAGTATTTTGTTCAAAAAAGTTGACATAATAACCTCGCATCTGTGCTTCTTTTGAAACTCTACAGCATATGGTGCCCAAGCAATTGTGTCGCCTAAAGACTTGCTAGATAAGGCAATGTACACACGCTTGCCTTCTAGGTCAAGTACGTTATCGTGAATTAGTTTACCATCCATGTAGACTTTACTGTGCCACTTAGTATAGTATTGTCTGTTTAGTTTGACCCAACAGTTTGATCCGATAGTATTCTCGTAGATTAACTTGTCGCCATCAAAGTATTGTACCTTAAAGTCGGCTTTTAGTCCTGACTTAATTTCTAGGTATGGCTGGCCAACAAAGTGTTGGATAATTTTAACATCTTGTTCTTGTTTGTCTAGTGTCATTACTTTGTTGTAGAATACCTTTTGCTTGTCCCAGAATTTAACTGATGTATTATCTGTAGGTATATTGTAATTACATTTAATAGTATTTAGATCGGTGTCGATAGGCTGAATATACTTATCAAACATTGAGCCATATTGTGGTAAGTTGTGAGCTACAATTGGTTTGCCAAAAGATATCGCTTCACGTAATACTAATGGGTTGCACTCCCAAGTAGAATTGAACATAAAGATATCTGCCATCTTAATGAACCTGTGTGCATCATTTCTCTCCAGCCACACGTGAACATTAGATGGCAAATCCTTCATTAATGGCTCCCAGTAATGCTTGAAATTTATAGCTTGGTTTCCGACAAAATGAAAGTCCATCTCAGGATACTTTCTAGCTATCTCAATCCCCTCAGCTTGATTCTTACCAGGAGTCCAAAGACCTACGTTGACTACGTTTATTTTGTTTGTATAAAAAGGGTTATCATACGTCTCACTTATTCTATTGTCTATTGGAAACTCAATCACCTCTTTGTAGGATGGTGATGAAGCGAATGTCTCTAAGTGATATGGCGTGCAGAAGTAGTACGCATCAGGATGAAATATCTTTTCTGTGTCGTGTTTAAATGACACGTCGTGACACGTCTCCACGATTCGGTAACTTCGGTCTTCCCGATATAACTCAGCAATCATATCACGATTAAATCGCTCAGATGGCTCGTGAATGTGAACAATGTCAGGATTGAATTTTGCGATGATGTTGAATAACTCCATCTTGTCCTCGTGCAAGGTATGAAACGGAACTAGTTCCTTGATTGCATTTCGTTGCACGACATAATCTAAACTATGGCATTGATACTCTACTACCTCTATCTCAAATGTCTTGTAAAGAGTTTGAACACTCTTTAAAACAAAACCGGGCATCCCGCCAGTCGAACAGTGAGGAATTAAGTATAGTAGCTTCATATGCTAAAATTAAAATATAATTAGTACTTTTACAAAAAAATATAATACAATGGATAAATTAACACAAGACGAGCTGGATCGTTTCAGAGCCGCTCATACAGAAATCAGAAATCTTCGCAATGCTTTAGCAGATGCTGAGATTCAAATTCACAATTCCAAAGTAGAGAAACAATCTATTTTAGCTCAGTTAGATACAGCTGGTACAACACACGTTGCTATCCAACAAGAACTACACGCTAAGTACGGAGATATCACGATTGACTTTGCGACTGGAGAAATCAAGAACAAAGATGGTAATTCGTAAAATATCAGTTGGTGCAGATTACAAGAATGCAATGAATTATATGCATAATCAATCTGTACTTCAGGGAAACTATAAGATACATTTGATTCGTCAGACCGAAGCAGGAGATATTGAAATCTTCATTGAAGCTAATGATGAGGTAGTCTTATGGAAAAAGATTAATGGCAATATGCCGTTCTTAATTGAATATAATATAGATTTCTAAATCATGAAATCACCTTTTTATTACATAGTAAGTCCCCGTGATGGCAAGAGATATGACAACACGAGGGGAGAGCTTATTATTTCTACATCGAAAGAAGACCACCTTGCCACTATGCGTGAGGCTGTTGTTATCTCTACGCCTATTGGATACGAAGGGCCTATTGAACCAGGTGATACGGTCATTGTGCATCACAATACTTTTAGGTTGTATTACGATATGCGTGGTAGAGAGAAGTCTGCTTGGAATTACTTCCGAGAGGATTTGTACTTTATTGACGATCCGTATGCATACAAGAAGCCTGGTGCTGATTGGATTGGTATTGGACGCTACGTGTTCATCTCTCCTATGGAGAATGATAGCACAGGCATACTTACTGCAGACGCAGAGAAGCCTCTTGTAGGCACGATAAAGTATCCAAACGAAGAAGTACTAGCATTGGGACTAAAAGAGGGCGACACGGTCACGTTTGAGCCCGATAGCGAGTATCCATTCTATATTGACGGTGAGAAAGTGTACCGTATGTATACTAAGAATCTAACAATTAAATTAGATGAACAAAATAACTGAGTTAAAGAAACGCATCATTGACTCTGGGTATAAAGCCGTTGAAGAGTTGATTAAAGTTGCTGAGGAGAAGATTGTCACCCACATGGATGATGACTTGTCTGCAGACAAATTAAAGAACGCTGCAGCAGCAAAGAAACTTGCAATCATGGATGCCTTTGAGATTCTTAAAAGAGTCGAGGAGGAGAATAATATTATTGAGGGAGTAGTTGGAAACTCTGCACCTACTAACCGTGGGTTTGCAGAACAAAGAGCAAAAGGTAAATGAGTTTATTCTACATTGATGAGTCTAATGTTCCTGAGAAGATTCTTGCAAAAAGAAATGCAAAGAAGGATTGGGAGTATGGCTGGGATCCTGAGTACGACTTTGTGGTCATCTCTAAAGATGGCACGATTGGAGAAGTGTACAATATCAGTGGTTTAAGAGTTGCTCTGCCATTAGCTCCTGATAAAGTTGACTATGATGGCAACAAGTGGAAAGCCACCGAGCTCCCAAAAGAACTATCTCGTATCAAGACCATCTTTGATTGGAACCGTCGTGACAATTCATTTAAGTCTCAATGGGTAGACTACATCGAGAAGGAGTTTGATAGACGTGAGTTAGGATATTGGTTTATTAACAATGGCGAGAAGACTTACATCACAGGTGCACATTATATGTACCTACAATGGTCAAAGACTGACGTAGGTCACCCTGACTTCCGTGAATCCAATAGAGTATTCTTTATATTTTGGGAAGCGTGTAAGGCCGACAGCAGATGCTTTGGTATGTGTTACCTTAAGAACCGTCGTTCAGGTTTCTCTTTTATGGCCTCCTCGGAAGCTGTCAATATTGCAACCCTAGCTAAGGATGCTCGTATAGGTTTAACATCTAAGACAGGTCCCGATGCTAAGAAGATGTTTACCGATAAGGTAGTTCCGATTGCGAACAACTACCCGTTCTTTTTTCAACCAGTGCGTGATGGTATGACAACTCCTAAGACGGAGCTTGCATTCCGTGTACCAGCTTCTAAGATTACCCGTAAGAATATGCACGAGGAGAACGAGGAAGAGATTGATGGATTGGATACAACTATTGACTGGCGTAACACAGCAGACAACTCCTATGATGGAGAAAAATTATTATATTTGGTTGAAGATGAAGCCGCTAAGTTAGAGCGTCCTATGAACATAGAGAACGGTTGGCGTGTCAGAAAAACTTGTCTTCGTCTAGGTGCTAGGATTATCGGTAAGTGTATGATGGGATCAACATCTAATGCACTCGATAAAGGTGGGGAAAACTATAAACGTATTTATTATGACTCGAACGTCAGAAAGAGAAACCAGAATGGTCAGACTATATCGGGTCTATATTCGCTCTTTATTCCAATGGAGTATAACTTTGAGGGATATATTGACGAGTACGGTCACGCAGTCCTAGAGACACCTGAGAAACCTGTGCGTTCAGCAGAGGGCACTTGGATAACACAAGGCGTAATTGAGTATTGGAATAATGAGGTGGCATCGCTAAAGGCTAACCCTGATGCACTGAACGAATTCTATCGTCAGTTCCCTAGAACAGAATCACACGCTTTCCGTGATGAGACTAAGTCATCTCTATTTAACTTGACTAAAATCTATCAACAAATAGATTACAATGACAGTTTAATCCAAGACCACGTAATTACACGTGGATACTTCCACTGGGCTAACGGAGAGAAGGACACTAAAGTAGTTTGGACACCTGATAAGAATGGTCGGTTCTTAGTATCTTGGATACCGGGGCCAGGCATCAACAATAATTATATTACTAAGAATGGGAATAGATATCCGGGTAATGAGCATATTGGTGCGTTTGGCTGTGACCCCTACGACATCTCAGGTGCGACCTTTGGTGGATCAAACGGTTCGCTCCACGGGTTAACCAAGTTTAATATGACAGGTGCTCCGTCAAATACATTTTTTCTAGAATACATTGCTCGTCCACAGACAGCAGAGATATTCTTTGAAGAAGTATTGATGGCTTGCGTTTTCTATGGTATGCCTATTCTTTGCGAGAACAACAAAGCACGTCTACTTTATCACTTTAAGAATAGAGGCTATCGTGGGTTCTCAATGAACCGTCCTGATAAGCACGCACACAAACTGTCATTCACAGAAAGAGAGATTGGTGGTATACCGTCATCAAGTGAAGATATAAAGCAGGCACACGCCACAGCAATCGAGACATATATCGAGCGTTTTGTGGGATTAGATATGGAGGGTACTTATCGTCAGCCTGATGAAATAGGTGATATGCCGTTCAATAAGACACTTCAAGACTGGGCTAGATTCGACGTAAACGACAGAACTAAATATGATGCGTCAATTAGTTCGGGATATGCTATTATGGCAAATCAAAAGCACGTATATTTGCCTGAGAAAAAAGAGTCAAAAATAAGCATTAAATTTGCAACTTACGATAACACTGGTTCCTTCAGTAGAATTAACAAGATATGAACAAACCTCTTGGAATATTAATGCCAGATACCCAATTCCCTTCGCAGTTAGCGACTGATCAGGAAAAGGCATCATGGGAATATGGCTTAAGAATTGGGCAAAGCATTTCATATGAATGGTTTGCAAAGACAGGCAACAGTTGCCGATACTATTCACAATGGATTGATTTCCACCGTATTAGATTATATGCTAGAGGTGAGCAACCGGTAGCTAAATATAAAAGCCAATTAGAGATTGATGGAGATATGTCTCACGTCAACCTAGATTGGACTCCTGTACCAATCATTCCTAAGTTTGTTGACATCGTTGTTAATGGTATGCATGACCGTTTATTTGAGGTTAAAGCATATGCACAAGATGCAATGTCATCTAACAAACGCTCTAAGTTTCAAGAGATGGTTGAGGCAGATATGATTGCTAAAGACCTATTAGTTCAAACAAAACAAGAGTTTGGCATTGATGCATTCAATGTTCCTGAGGAAGATTTACCAGAGAACGACCAAGAGTTATCTTTATATATGCAGCTTAATTATAAGCCTGCAATTGAGATTGCTGAAGAGGAGGCAATCAATACTATTTTAGATTTAAACCATTATCAAGATATTCGCAAAAGGGTCGACTACGATATCACAACAATTGGCATAGGAGTAGTAAAGCACTCATTTGTCCCAGGAACTGGTGTTCGTGTTGAGTATGTTGACCCCGCTAACATTGTTTATAGTTATACTGAAAACCCAACATTTGAAGATTGCTTCTATTGGGGAGAGGTAAAGCAAGTACCTATCACTGAACTAATTAAGATTAAGCCAGACATTACAAAAGAGGAGTTGGCAGAGATTCAACAATTAGGAACAGCGTGGTACAATTATTATGGAATTATGCGTCCTTACCGTAGCGACATCTTCAACAGAGATGTGGTTACGTTATTATATTTTAATTATAAAACTGACAAGACATTTGTTTACAAGAAGAAATATCTTGAGAACAATGGCGTTCGTGTAATCCAAAAAGATGAAAATTTCAACCCTCCTGAAGGAACTGAAGAAAGATTCGAAAGAATTGAGAAGAGAATTGACGTATGGTACGAAGGTATTATGGTACCTGGATCTCCTTATTTACTTAAGTGGGAGCTTGCTCGCAATATGGTTCGCCCTAAGTCTGCTTCTCAGTATGCGTTACCAAACTACATCGCTGTAGCACCAAGAATGTACAAAGGAATTGTTGAGTCATTGACTCGTCGTATGATTCCTTTTGCTGACTTAATTCAAATGACCCATCTTAAATTACAACAAGTTCTACAACGTGTTGTGCCGGATGGTGTGTTCATTGATGCTGATGGTATCAATGAGGTTGATTTAGGAACAGGTGGTGCTTACAATCCAGAAGATGCTCTTCGTTTGTATTTCCAAACGGGTAGTGTTATTGGACGTAGTATGACAACAGATGGTGATTTAAACCACGGTCGTATTCCTATCCAAGAACTTAATACTAATAGTGGCCAAGGAAAGATTACTGCATTAATTAATGCATACAATCAATACTTGAGTATGATACGTGATGTAACAGGATTAAATGAAGCTCGTGACGGATCAACTCCTCATCCTGATGCATTAGTTGGTGTACAAAAACTTGCTGCATTAAATTCAAATACAGCAACTCGTCATATCTTAGAGGGAAGTTTATTTATTACTCGCAAATTATCTGAGGCGTTATCGCTTCGTGTTGCTGATATCTTAGAATACTCTGACTTTAAAGAAGAGTTTACTATGCAAATCGGTAAGTATGCTGTTGGTCTTTTAGAAGAAATTAAAGACTTGTACTTACACGACTTTGGTATTTTCATTGAGGTTGCCCCTGACGAAGAAGAAAGAGCTCAATTAGAAGCTAATATTCAGATGGCATTACAGCGTGATCAAATTTCACTTGAAGATGCTATTGATATCCGTCAAATGAAAAATCTTAAGTTAGCTAATGAGTTACTTAAGATGAAACGTAAGGATAAGCAGAAGAAAGACATGGAGAATGAGCAAGCTAAGATTCAGATGCAGACTCAAGGTAATATCCAATCTTCTCAGGCAGCTGCTCAATCTGCACTACAAAAAGTACAAGCAGAGGCTCAAGCTAAAGCACAACTTGCTCAAGCACAAATGCAGTTTGATATTCAGCGTATGCAAGCAGAAGCTCAAATTAAAGAACAACTTATGGCTGTTGAATTTAACTATAACATGCAACTAAGAGGCATGGAAGTAGAAAAGGTTAAGCAGTTAGACATGGATAAAGAGAAAGCTAAAGATGATCGCACAAAACTTCAAGCTACTCAACAGTCTAAGTTAATTGAACAACGTCAAAAAGACCTTCCAGCAATGAACTTCGAATCAGAAGAAGACTCACTAGATGGCTTTGATTTAGAGCAATTCAACCCAAGATAATTTTTATTATTACTTTTGTGCAACTAAATTAAATTAAATGGATAATATTCAAGTAAAACTTGTAGACTTTGAAGAAAAGTCTGTGCAAGAAATCGAGCAACAGTTGCTTGAGGAGCACGCCGAAAAGACCGCTCCAATTGAGGAGATGGCCGCAGAATTAAGTGCAACTACCGAGGAAACTCAGGAAGTTATTGAAAGTCAGCCACAGTTTGGCGACAACGACGTTCTTTCATATTTAAAAACAAAGTTCAACAAAGAGGTAAACTCTTTGGATGAATTATTTACAGAACAACCACAGTCTCAACAGGAATTACTTCCTGAAGATGTAAATGCTTTTTTGAAATTCAAGAAAGAGACAGGGCGTGGTTTAGAAGATTTCTATCGTGTTAACCAAGATTTTTCTAAGGTTAATCCAGAAAGACTTCTAGCTGACTATATGCGTGAAACTAATCCTGATTTTGATGATGAGGATATCGCATTCGAATACGAATCAAAGTTTGGATACGATGAGGAGATGGATGACGAGAAAGAAATTAAACGCAAGAAGTTAGCACTTAAAAAAGAACTTGGCAAGGCATCAAAGTACTTTGAAGAACAAAAGGAAAAATATAAAGCTCCCCTTGAGTCGAGGATGGACGCTTCTATTCCTGCTGAGGACAGAGAGGCTTTGGAATCTTACAAGCAATACATCAGCCAATCTGCTGCTATGCAGCAAGAACAGGCTAAAAAGTCGGAGTACTTTATGAATAAGACAAACGAATTATTCTCTAATGAATTCAAAGGTTTTGATTTCAAAGTTGGAGATAAGGAAGTATCTTATAAACCAGGAACTCCAGAGCAGCTGAAAGCTCAACAAACAGATATTGCCAAATTCTTTAGCAACTTTGTTAACGAAGATGGATTTATTAAGGATGCTAAACAGTATCATAAAACAATTGCTGCGGCAATGAACCCTGATGCAATGGCTAAGTTTTTTTATGACTTAGGTAAATCGGATGCAATCGATGACAGTGCACGTCAAAGTAAAAATATTGACATGAGCGTCAGAAATGCTCCACAAAACATTGAAAAAGGCGGGTTTAAAGTTACAGCGTTGGATAATGATCATGGTAGTGGACTTAGGATTAAATCATTTAAAAACTAAAAACTAAAAAAAACAATGGCTGGATCAGTTCAAGCGTCACCGGGTTATCAATTACAACCCTCGGCAGTAAAGGCAACATTGCCTACAAACTACATTACTAACTTCAATTTCTTAAACCAGTATCTTCCTGATACTTACGAATCAGAATTTGAGCGTTATGGTAATCGTTCTATTGCATCTTTCTTACGTATGGTAGGTGCAGAATTACCTTCTAACTCTGACTTAATTAAGTGGGCAGAGCAAGGTCGTTTACACACTAAGTATGTTAACTGTACTTCAGCTGCTGCTGTTGGAGCAGATACAGCTACTTGGACTGTTAACGATGCAAACGTAATCGTTAACTTCCGTGTTAACCAAACTGTATTCTTATCTGCTAACGCTGGTTCAGCTTCTGACAAAGCGGTTATCACTGCAGTAGATACAGCAGCTAACACTTTCACAGTTGCTTACTATGCTGGTCCTGGACAATCAATCGCAATCAATACAGCTTCAACTGCATTCGTTTACGGTTCTGAATTCACTAAGGGTTCATTAGGAATGGAAGGTTCTCTTGAGTCTCAAGATATTTTCTTCGAGAACAAGCCAATCATCATCAAAGACAAGTACTCAGTATCAGGTTCTGATATGGCTCAAATTGGTTGGGTTGAAGTAACTTCTGAGAACGGTGCTACTGGTTACTTATGGTACATCAAGTCTGAGCACGAAACTCGTTTACGTTTCGAAGACTACTTAGAGATGTCAATGGTTGAAGGTGTTCCTGCACAAGCTAACTCTGGTGCTTTACCTTATTTAACTGTTGCAGCTTCTCAAGTACAACCTGGTGCTGCTGGTACTCAAGGTTTATTCAACGCAGTTGAGACTCGTGGTAACGTATGGAAAGGTGGTAACCCAACTACTTTATCAGACTTCGATTCAATCATCCAACGTCTTGATAAGCAAGGAGCTATCCAAGAGAACGTGTTATTCGTTAACCGTAAATTCTCTTTCGATATCAACGATATGTTAGCTGCACAAAACTCTTACGGAGCAGGTGGTACTTCATATGGTTTATTCGACAACAACGAGACTATGGCGTTAAACTTAGGTTTCACAGGCTTTAAGCGTGGATACGATTTCTACAAGACTGACTGGAAATACTTAAACGATGCTACTACTCGTGGTGGAATCGTAGGTGGAGCTATCAACGGTATCTTGGTACCTGCAGGTTCTACTAACGTATACGATCAAATCTTAGGAAAGAATGCAAAACGTCCGTTCTTACACGTTCGTTACCGTGCTTCTGAAACTGAAGATCGTCGTTACAAAACTTGGATCACTGGTTCTGCTGGTGGTGCTCAAACAAGTTCATTAGATGCAATGGAAGTTAACTTCTTATCTGAGCGTGCTTTATGTACTCTTGGTGCGAATAACTTCTTCTTGTTCGAGAACTAGTAAACTTAGGGGGAGGCTTCGGTCTCCCCTTATTTAATTTTGTTTAAAATTTAAAATCAAATATAATGTCAACTACAGAATTCAAGGACAAGGTCTATGTCCTTAAAAGAGCAACATTTCCTATTTCGTTTATGATTTCTGGTAGAAATACCAATCGTAAACCTTTACTTTACTTTGATGAGAAAATTGGAGTTAACCGTGCATTACGTTATGCAGTTAACCAAAAGTCTCCATTTGAAGATGAGCAAGATGGAAACTTCATATTAGAGCCAATCATCTTTGAAGATGGTTTGTTAGCAGTTCCAAGACACAATCAAGTATTGCAATTATTCTTAAAATATCACCCAGAAAATGGCATTTTATTTGAAGAGGTTGATACTCAAAGAGATGCGAGTAAACAAATTGACTCATTAAATGTTGAATTAGATGCACAAATTGCTGCACGTGAATTAGACATTAATACAGCTGACGCTTTAGGTCGTGTATTCTTAGGTTCTCGTGTTGATAGATTATCTAGCGAAGAACTTAAGCGTGACTTAATTCTTTATGCTCGTAGCTATCCTGAGGAGTTCTTAGATATGTTAAATGATCCAGAGCTTAAGTTAAATGATATTGCTGCTAAAGCATTGATAGACGGAATCTTTGTATTGAAAAATAAAAAAAGAGACATCTTCTTTAATTTACCTGACAATAAAAACAAATTAATGGGCGTTCCATTTGGAGATGACCCAGTAAAGCTCTTAGCATCTTACCTGCAGAGCAACGATGGTCTCGAGATTTATGAGACGTTAGTTAAAAAATATCGTTAAATTAAGAGGGCACACTGAGTGCCCTTTTTTTATTATCTTTGTCATTATGATAAATTCCGTACGAAATACTGTCCTAAATATTATCAATAAGGATAATAATGGGTTTATTACACCAGAAGAGTTCAACAGCTTTGCAAAGCAAGCTCAGTTAGAACTGTTCCAACAATACTTCTATGACTTTCAAAAAGCTAAGATTAGTGATATGAAAGGATTAGAGTCTAGTGGATACTCTGATATTACAAAGCAATTAGACCAAACTATAGACTTCTTCTCTAAGAACGAAGATTTAGTTTATAATAATACGTCAGGTCAATTTGATTTGCCTGCAAATTTCTTTTTATTAAATGTACTATACTATAATGGTAAAGAGGTTACTCACGTGGACCAAGGTAAATTATATTATTTGCTTAATTCCAATTTGACAGCACCAACAGAAACATACCCTACGTATGTAATGCAAGGAAATCAAGTTGCTGTGTATCCTGATACTATTACAGACAACATTAATATCTACTACGTTAGATACCCACAAGATCCTAAGTGGACTTACACTGTTGTTAATGGTAGTCCATTGTTTAACCAGTCAGCTAATGACTACCAAGATTTTGAATTAGCTATTTCCGATTTCCCTAAATTAGTTGTTAAGATTTGCGAATACGCAGGCGTTAATATTAGAGAGATGGATGTAGTACAAGCAGCAAGAGCAGAAGAAGCGTACACTGATCAAATGCAACAATAATGAATCAGGAAAAATATTACACCAATGATGGGGTAACTCCCACAGATGCCAACTGGGGCAGTTATCAAAATGTAACATTAGGAGATGTTGTAAACAACTTCATCTTAATGTATACAGATGATGGCGATTTGTTGAACAATATCAACAGATATAAAGTATTGTTCCACGCTAAGAGAGCAGTGCAAGAATTGAATTACGATGGTAATCGCCAAATTAATGCATTACAATTAGATGTGGCCCACGATCTAAAGTTTGTGTTGCCTCCGGACTACGTAAACTACGTTCGTGTTTCTTTGTTTTGGGGTGGTAACTTATACCCTATGTACGAAAACGTACAAGCTAATAGCTCTACTGAATTCTTGCAAGATGAGCAATATCAAATCTTATTTGATGATCAAGGTAATGCATTGCAGGGAACATCTAAGTTAGATTTATCCCGTATTGATGGAGTTAACTATATGTTATGTCCATTCAATAATCAGTGGGGTTGGTATGTAGATGGTCTTTGGTATTTCACTTGGGGATTCGGTGCTGCTTATGGATTGAATACAGAGGTAGCTAATGTTAACCCAACATTCAGAGTAGACAAAGCAGCTGGTGTTATTAACTTTAGTTCAGGCGTATTTAATAAATCAGTAGTATTAGAATACATTTCTGATGGATTGTATCCAGGTGATGACAATGATATTGTTATTAACAAATTAGCAGAAGAGTATATCTACTCATATATTAAATGGGCTATTTTAAATACTAAGGCAAATCAGCCTGAGTATGTTATTAATAGAGCTCGCAAAGAAAAAGTTTCTAATTGGAGAAACGCAAAAATTAGATTAAGTAATTTACACCCAGGTCGCTTGTTAATGAACATGAGAGGCCAATCTAAGTGGATTAAGTAAATGATAGAACTTCAAAGAAATTTCCTTTCGGGGGTCATGAATAAAGATCTTGACCCTCACTTTTTACCTGATGGTGCATATAGAGATGCACTCAATATTATTGTGGGCGATTCTGATGGGGCATTTGTCTCTGAGGAAGGCTCACATAATGGAGTAGCACAAAACTATCTAGGTAATGTTTTGAAGGGAGGCAATTTAGGATTAACCAATGCGATGTGTATTGGTTCTCTTGCTTATGAGACTAATAACTCTATTTATTGGTTAGTAGCATCTGATAATTTAGATGCTATTTATGAGTATAACGAAACAACAAATACGTTAACTCCTGTAATTAGAGCTACTAAAACTTCTACTACAGTATCAAAACTTGGCTTTAACAAGAAGTTTTTTGTAACAGGTATCAATTATATCAATGGACTTCTTTTTTGGACTGACAACTTAAATCCTCCACGTAGGATTAATATTGACCGTGCGAAGAATTATGCTGTGGATGGTTTTACTGAGGCTGACATTAATGTTATCCTAGCACCACCATTGTCTGCACCTACAATTAATTTATATTCACAAGGAGAAGCTAATAACTTAGAAAACAAGTTCTTATATTTTTCTTACAGATATAAGTATTTAGATAATGAATATAGTGCTTTGGCTCCATTCTCGCCTGTAGCTTTCTTTCCAAAAGAATATGCTTATGACTATGGTGTTTCAGAGAACATATCTATGGTTAATAATTTTAACACAGCAGATATAACTTTCAACTCAGGATCAAAAAACGTAAAAGAAATACAATTAGTTTTTAGAGATACGCAAAGCACCAATACATATGTGATTGATAGTTTAGTTAAAGAACTTAACAATTACGATGACAATACAGATTATGTATTTACATTCAAGAATAATAAAGTATTTACCTTATTGCCAATTGAGCAAGTAAATAGATTATTTGATAACGTACCAATTAGAGCTAAATCACAGGAGCTAATTGGTAGCCGATTGGTATATGGTAACTACACTCAATTCTTTGATTTATTAAAAGAAAACAAAGAACCTATCAATCCAGCTTTCTCTGTATCATTATTATCTGAATCCATCACAAGTGGAACACCTACTCCTACATTCAAGAGTAATAGAGATTATGAAATTGGTATTGTTTATTTAGATGATTATGGCAGAACTACTACTGTAATTACACCAACAGATAATACCAACACTATTTATATTCCTGCATCGAATGCTATTGATGCAAACAATATTCGTGTTACAATTGATGGCACTTATCAGCCACCTGCTTTTGCTACAAATTATCGGTTTATGATTAAACAAGATAAGCAAGAGTATTATAACGTATTCCCATTAACTTATTTTGAAGATGGGCAGTTTAAGTGGTTTTTGATTAACCAAGCAGACCAAGATAAGATATCTGTAGGGTCTTATCTTTATCTTAAAGGAGCTACAAACAATACGAATACACAATATAAGGTATTAGATATTCAATCTAAAAATGCAAACTTCTTAAACAGTGCAGATAGCAATCAGCCTGCAGGAGTTTATTTTAGACTAAAAATAGAAAGTACCATATTGCCTCCGATTACATACTTCTATGATTACAACGTAGGAGGTGGTGTAAATCCTCCTAGTACATTGGTTTCTAATAGATTTAATGTAGCAGAAGATGCTATATTTTACGGGATTGGTGTTGATGACATGATAACAGGTGCAAGTAATGCTTACACCGGTACTAATGATGCTAGATTTTATGTAGAAATTGATTCTACGGGTGGATCAGCTGATACATTTAAGTATTATGTTTCATATAATGCAAACTACAAATTATTAGTTGCTAGTGGAATTGCTATTAATTCTGCGGCAGACCAAACATTGACTTATTCAGGAAGTACTTGTTCTATCAGATTCCTATCTAGCACAGGTCATACAACTAAAGATTATTGGGTTGTAAACTGTAGAGGTAATTTAGAAAATGTGTGTTTAAACATATTTGGTGGAGCTATTGATTATAGCACTCCAGTTCCTGGTGTATTCTTTACTTTAGATAATTGGAGCCCATCACCAGCAAACAATCAAGATAGACCTATTAAAGCAGGAGCTATCTTGACTTTTAAATACAAAGAAACCAATGGCACTGACCAATGGATTACTCAAACATTTATCTCGACAAAAGATTATGTTAATATTGAAGAGTGGTTCATTGAAGATGGTGCATATCAAAAATGGGTTGCTTTGGATGAAAATGACCAAAGTGTTGGACCCAAGAATGTTTGCTTTAGACGTGGTGTATTAGTTTCTACTGGTAGACCAGGACTTATTTCACAAGGATCAACAATAGCTCCGACTACGTTGTCTTATCCTGTGTATATGTATTTCTACTCATTCCAAGGAGGAGTTGAGCCTGCTATTGACACTAAGTTCTCTTTGCAGCAATCTGATTTTCCTTCTTTGTTTGAGACTGTTCCAACTGACACCAACCAAGATATATACTATGAGCTTTCACAAACGTATCCTATTATCAATGGCAATCACTATGGAAATGTTGACAATCAGAACATTGCATTGGGTGCTCCGGCGATAATAGACTTAAACACGTTTGATTTTAATTCCGATTTTAATGCGTTCTCATTTGGTAACGGAGTGGAAAGTTTTAGAATTAGAGACGATTGGAATTCTGCAACTATGCAGTTTAGTCCACGTGCTAACTCTACCATAGAAGGATATGAACAACAAACACTTGTTCAAGCATTAACTTATAGCGGAATTTATACTCAAACATCTGCAATCAATAGATTAAATGAGTTTAACTTATCACTTGGTAACTTTAAATACTTGGATAGATTCTTTGGTTCTATTCAGAAACTATTCTCTCGTGATACAGACTTAGTTGTATTCCAAGAGAATAAGATATCTAAAGTACTTTATGGTAAGAACTTGTTGAGTGACTCAACAGGTGGAGGTGTAGTTGCATCTATTCCTGAAGTATTGGGTACTCAAATTTCTTACGAAGGTGAATATGGTATTAGTTTAAACCCTGAAAGTTTTACTAGATGGGGTAATGACTTATTCTTTACTGATGCAAGACGTGGTGCTGTAATGGCATTACAACCTAATGGCTTATTTGAGATATCATCTCAAGGTATGAAAAACTGGTTCAAAGCAAACTTAGATACCAATACGGTAAAACTAGGTATGATGGATCCGTACTTTGAGCATTATGTATTAGCTATAGATAATGACAGACAGATTAAAACTTGTGCAATATCGGTAGCTCCTACAAGTTTATCATTTAATGGTACAACACAAAAGAAATCATTCTATATTCAATCTAATACAGATTGGTCAGTAACAGTTCCAACAAATAGTTGGTTAACGGTTAGTGATAAGTTTGGCTCAAACAATCAGCTTATTTATGTTGAGGTTGTAGAGAATTTAGGTTCTCCACGTAACTTAAATATAACTGTGTCTGGTTGCTCAGGCAATATTACAATACCTGTTACACAAGCTACTAAACCAGTAGTGTATGATTGGTATCAATTATTGAATTGCACGACACTTGCGACTGCGTATTCTGAACAACATGCGGAAAATGCATTTGATATAAATGAAAGAGTAACTTCAGATGGTGCTACATATACTATTACAAACATTCTTCATACAGCACCTGTTGGAACATTATTACCCATTGTAACAACAGGATTAACAGGTTGCCCTGGTCCTACGTATGATTGGTATGCATTATATAAATGCTCTGATGGCTCTACTGCTAATTCCCAATCATATGCAATTGGAACATTCGCTGTAAATGATAGAGTTGAATCAGGTGGATCTACATACACTGTAACTAGTGTATTAACATCAAGCCCTGGTGGAACATTATTATCTATTACAGATACAGGATTAACAGGTTGTCCTACTTTAACAACATATTACGAATTGTCTGAATGTTCTCCTGGAACAGGATATGCATATACGACAATTAATCCAGGATCTGTTGGAAGAAGATTTGTATTGCCATATCCAACTGAGAAATTCTATACTTACACAGGAGCAACTTTAGTACAAAGCTCGCCTCCTCCATTGTATAATGGTTCAATTCAAATAACATCGTTCTATAGTTGTCCGTAATATTAAAATAAGTAAATTTGTAAGCATATGGCTAACTATACAATAACATATTCTCCGAGATTATCAGGATGGACATCATACCACTCTTACTTACCAGAGTGGATGGTGTCTATGAATAATTATTTGTACACATTTAAGAACGGTAACTTATATAAGCACAATTCCAATACGACTAGAAATAGTTACTATGGTGTGCTATATCCATCCAAAATTACGACTGTATTCAACAACGAGCCATCTCAGACAAAGTCATTTAAAACAATCGCCACTAACTCAACGACTGCTTGGGATACAGCTATATTATCTGACCAAGGAGAAGGGTATATTGATGCAGATTGGTATGCATTAAAAGAAGGTACATGGTATGGGTACATTAGACGCAATGAAGCAACTCATAATAATGTATCTATGACATCTGTGCAAGGCATAGGTAACGTGACTACGTATGCATCTAACGTGCTTACGTTTGCGTTTAATATAGGCGATATAATCAGCACAGGAGATAAACTTTATTGGGTCAACGCAGGTGTTCTTACTTTAATTGGTCCAATTACCGCACATACTGCAACTACAGTAACCGTGAGTGTGACTGGCACCGCACCAACAAATGGTAGCTTTATTCTTTATGAGAAAAGCCCTGTAGCTGAATCTACTCCCACACGAGGAACTTACTTAAGCGTAGAGTTTACAAATACTGATACTACATACACTGAGATGTTTATGGTAACTTCTGATATATTCAAGAGTTATCCTTGATAATTTAATTATATTTGTAGAATGAAATTTAATATAAGGTTACTAAACGAAAGTGACTACGATAATACATTGGTAAAATGGTGGAAAGATTGGAGATGGCAAGCCCCTCCAAAAGAAATGTTACCAAACAATGGATTAGGTGGTTTTATGATTTCAAAAGAAGATGTGGATATTTGTGCAGGTTTTGCATATTTCACTAATTCAGGAATCGCATTTTGTGAGTTTATAGTATCTAATTTTGAATACAAGGATAAGGATAGACACGAAGCTATTGAGTTATTAATTGAAACAATATCTCAGGCTTGTAAAGATGCAGGGCATAAAGCTGTTTGGACTTGTCTTACTAACAATAGTTTGATTAATAAATATGAGAATTGTGGATTTCAAAAGTCATCCATCAATTGCACAGAAATGATAAAACAGTTATAATATGCCAGCAGCATCAACAATAATTTTAGGAGGTATTGCCGCAGGTGGATCTGCGATGAATATTATCCAAGGCTCAAATGCAAAAGGTGAGGCACAGCAAGCAGCGGCTAAAGCTGCTCAGTCAATAGTTCAAATGCAAGAGGCAGATAAGTTTAGAAACTTACAAGTCCCTACTCTTGGACTAGAGATGGCTCAACAAAATGTTCAAGCACGCCAAGCACAACAGCTTCAAGGATTGAGAGATATTGGAGCTGCTGGAGTATTAGGTGGTCTTACAGCATTAAATCAACAAGGACAACAAGAAGATTTGCAATTAGCAGCTCAGGCTCAACAAGCTCAGTATGCTCGTGATTTAGCTCAAGCAGAAAATGCTCAAGGAGTTGAACAAAGAAACTTAGCTCGTCAAACTGCTTTAGAACAACAAAGATTAACAGGTGCTCAAAATGCAGCGGCAGCTGGACAAAGCCAAATAAACGCAGGTATTCAAGGATTAGCTCAAACGGCAGGAAATGTAATGGCTCAAAGTTTGGCTAATAAGGCTTTGTTTAATGAGCAAGCAGCTAAAGGCTTAAATCCAAATGGAACATTAACTGGTGCTCAAATTCAAAAGAATGCTCAAGCAGCATTTGCCCCTAAATTGCAACAAATGAAAAGTCCGATAAATTCGGCTGCTAATCAAACTGCAACAGCAAACGCTATGTCTGCATTAACGCCATCGTTAACTGCTCTTCCTCAAGGTTATTATGATAATGCTAGAGCTGGATATGAAGCACAACAACAAAGTGACTACATGGCTAATCTCAGAGCAGCACAAGGTATTTTTGATCAAAACTACGATTTTGTTGGCCCAGGATTAGGGTGGACTAGATAATTATAAAACACATGGCAGAATACGCAGGATATGTAGGTAATCAAGTACCTCCAACAGATTGGGGTAAGATTGGTACGCAATTATTTGACCAATACAATGAGGTAAAAAAAGATAGAGAAGAAAAGCGTCAAGTAATTGAGGATGACTTTGCTACCACATTCCAAAAAATTGGAGAATATGAAAGCACAACAAACCAAACTATAAATGAATATTTATACAAGGGTGTTGATGTAGCTCGTAATGCACTTAAAACTCAATACGACTTATTGAAGAGTGGTGCTATAACTATGGCTGATTATAAGCTAAAGAAAAATACACTTTCAACAGATTGGGGTAACATATCAAAAGCTCTAAAGAATAACGCAGGTATTATGGAAAGCATTCAGAAAATGAATGCAAGTGGAGAAATGTCTGCAGTTGGAAGATATCGTTCTGAGGAATACGGTAGCTTACTAGATATTAAGGATGGTCAACTTATGGCAAACCCAGATACGTTACGTATGTATGGTGTTAAGGCTAATCCTACTACAGGCAAAGTTGATTCTACTAGTAAAGTATATAGCCCAACAGAAGCTATTAATCAGTACAATATCATTGATAAGAAAGTCGATTTAAATAATGGTGTAACATCATTCTTAAAGCGTGTAGCTGATTATGGAATTGCAAAAAATCTAGGTGGCGGAAGAGTTGAATTAATTGAAAATGCTCGCCAAAATCCTTCTTATAAATCTGCACTTGATCTTCAAGTAAATGCAATGACAGTAACGCCTTTTGATGTAGCTAGTGTTTTAGCTGACTATGCAGGAGGATATCAATTAGCTACTGAGGATAAGAAAAAAGAATTGATTGCTAGTGGTGTTAAAGAAGAGAATATTATTTCAATGCAACGTGTAAACGGAGTACTTACACCTGTTCCTACTAAAGCTCAAAAAGAAGCAGCACAGTCTTATGTTCGTAACCAAATAGAAGTAGGTGTTGGACAGAAGGAAAGTGAGACTGCTGGTTTTGCTCCTAGTAAGCCTGATAAGCCAACTAAAACTCCTGATATTACAGTTAGAAGAGTTGACCTATACAACAAGGCTGTAGGTATGTCTGAGACATTTAGAAAAGACCCAACCAATCCTCAAGTTGTAGCTGAGATACAAGCATTATATCCTAAGAATTCGGTAAAGGTTACGGCTGCAAGAAGACCATCTGACAACGAAGTATATGGTATAAATGTATATAAGGTTGATGAGAATGGAAATATTCCAAAAGATGCTTCTGGTAAACCAAAAGTATACGACAGAATTAGAATTGATTCTGATGCTTTATATGAAAGATTAACAGGTAAGCAGGATAAAGGAGAGGAATATGGAACTTCTCAAACTGCAAAAAGAGAATGGGTTCAAGCTGGGAATGACCCTAACAGAACTTTATTCAATTACAAGGGTACGAATAAAAAACCAGGTCTATTGGACGATAAATAATAACAAAAATTTATGGATAACGGTAAAAGATTATACGATCAATTAAGTAAGGACAAATTATATACCAAATCTTATGATGAGTTTGTTAATCAGTTCGGTAGTCCTGATGGACAGAAGAGATTGTATAATACCTTAAAGGAGCAGAATCTTTATACAAAATCTGAACAAGAATTTGTAGGCCAGTTTTGGTCAAAAAAAAAAGACCAGACTCAAGGTATGGTTTCAGCTACTCCTTCGGAAACTACGAAGCCTTCTTTGGTTTCCAAAGGTCAGATAGTAACTGGACCATCGGCATCATTTGGTCAATCAGGAAGTAAACTTTTAGCACAAGAGCCTACTAAACAAGAACTACCTTCAACTGAAGGTGAGCTTCTTCGTGCACCAGAAAAACCAAAGCCCTATAATTTGAAAGATAAATCTTGGTTAGAAAATAAACAAGATGTTAATGCTTTAAGTAAAGGTGTCATTGAGAAATCAAAACTTGTGGCATCTGATATCAAGGCATTTAATGCTGACTCGAAATCTTTTCAAGATGACTTAAATTCTTTTCAGCAATTAGCTGAACTTAATCCGTCTGATCCCCAATTAATTACACTTCAAAAAGACTTACAAAAAAGACAAGAGGAATTAAACCAAAGATCTCAGGCACTTAATAATCAAGCAAGTGAGGTTGATGTAGCAAATCTTGAATTAAAAAAGAAAGCTGTAGCAAACTATAAGAAAAAAGCAGAGCAAGGTAATTGGGGAGGAGCTCTTTGGAATTCAATTATAAATGGTCTAGAAAGTTCTGCACAAGGATTTCAACGGTCTACTATTGATGCAGGTATTGAATTGCTTGATTTAATGGGTATAGATTATGCAAGCAAGGAAAAGAAAGCTGAATTAAGAAACCAAGTTATAAAAGAAAGTAAAGGTAAACTTACTGAAGAGGATATCAACTCAAAAGTTAAAGACTTATCTAAAAAGGAAGTTATAAATACATTCAAACCTATTCTTAAAAAGGGGTACGAAGAAGTAAAGTCAAAGGGAACTACAGAAGAATTTATTCAAGAGAAGAAGAAAGAAGGAATTCTTCCACTTGCGACATTAGGTATAGCTGAAAGTTTACCTATAATGGCATCTGGTGGATATGGTCGTTTTGCTACTGGTGCGATGCAAACATATGCAAGCCTAAACGAACAAATGGATAATGATCCGGCATTGGCATCAATGGATGAAAATGAAAGGAAAAAAATCACATTACCTATTGCAATTATATCTGGTTATTTAGAAGATGTTAGCTTTGGTAGATTATTAAAACAAGGTGCTCCTGCATTAACTCCTGTTGTTGGGAAATTTGTTTCTGCGGTATTATCAAAAATACCTGCAAATGCAACAATGGATTTAATAGGCAAAGCAACTAAAGAATTTGCAGAAAGTACTGCTGGTAAATTACTATTAAAGACTGCAGAAAGTGCTGCAAAGTCTTATGGAGTTGAAGCTGAAACAGGAGCATTACAATCTTCTGCAGAAATGATTACTAAAGAAATTTATGATAAAGCAAATAACATAGATTTATTTAAGAATCCTGAAATACTTTCTAAAGAATTTTTAGGCAAAGTTATATATGATGCTAATGTTGAAGGTATTGGTGGTCTAATTATGGGAGCACCTATCATGGCAGCTCAATCTGCTTTAAAAGGCAAAGACTTATCTAATGATGATTTTGTTGCAATGAAGTCTTTGATTCAAGACCCAGAAAATGCACAATTAACAATATCTAAAATAACAACTGATTTATCAACTGGCGTCATCACAAAAGAGGATGCTGAAAATCAATTGAAAGCATTAAATGAATCTAAGCGAATTCTTGATTTAATACCTGATCAAATTCCTGTAGAAAGTCAAAGAAAAGCATTTACCATATTAGCAGATAATGCTAAAATTGAATCTGAATTAGAGCAGATGTCTAAATCTATTGTAGGTAAAGACCCTAATTTAGTTACAGATGTTACTGCTTCAATGAAAGAAAAAGAAGCACAAATAGAAAAAAATAATCAAGAACTATCTAAACTACCAAAAAATGCCGTTCAAGAGCAAACAACAAGTGAAGTACCTGTACAGCCAGAAACCGGAGTTAGCGGAGAAGTGGAGGAAGGAGAACCCCAAGCAGAACCTCAAGTCCCTACCGAAGAAGTTAAAGTCGAAGAAGTAGCTCAGCCAACAGAGATGTCTCAAGAGGAATGGACAAAAGTCCAAGACTTAGCAGACAGAATATATAATGGTGAGGAGATTACGGCTGCAGAAGATTTACAAATGCAGCAAAACTATCCAAAAGCGATTGAATCTTTGTTGTCAAAAAAACAAGAGCCTTCTGAAACGCCTAAAGCTACAAAGTTGTCTGATGAGCAAAATTCAGCAATAAAAAACGGTATTAAAAAAGCAGAAGATTTAGTTAAAGCATTCCCTAAACGTCAGCCATTAGCTGTAAAAGAAAAAGCTATAACTGAATTTCAAAAAACAAACCAAGAGTACATCGATGCTGATCAAACTCAGAAAGAAGAGATGATCAGACAAATGAACTATTCGCTTGGTACAGCTAAGAAAGTATCACCTCCATCTGTAAAGAAGGTGTTGGGTATTAAGCCGACAATGATTCTTGTGGATGAGATGAAGTCTTTGCAAGAGAAACTAAAACTACAAGAGAAAGCTGCTAAGAGTGGAATGGACTTTGCAAACAAGGCTAAAAAACTTGTTAATCTAACACTCAAAAAATTGCCTAAAGGTGCGTTGGACACAAAAGCAATTAATTCTTTATTAACTGCTTTAGATGGTAAAGCAGAGACGGCTGAGCAAAGAAGTGTTATTATAGGTAAAGTATTAGATATTTTTAAGAAGTCAGAGGATAAGGTAGCTATTAGTAATGCTAAGTTAGTATCTAGTCAAATTGAGGCTGAGATTAGAGGAGCTAAGAAAGGTGCAGACTTTGTAAAAAGAATTACAAAAAGTCTTAGCGAAACATTGAAGTCAATGGTTTCACGAGGTGCTATTACACCTTTTCAACAATCAGCTATTTTCAATGGGTTAAAGTCTAACCTTGCTAACCCAGCTATGCTTGATAAATTCATTGCTAAAGTGCAACAAATTATTGAGAAAGCAGATTATGCAAAAGACTTGTTTGATGCCAATAAACTTAAAGGTAGAATATCTAGTATAGCAAAAAGAAAAAACTTATCTCCTGAAGATAAGAACATTGCTAAAGGATTTACTTCTATTAACCCTGATTTAGTAACTAACCTACCTGAATACATAAATAAAGCTACCGCATTCATTGAGTCTGTGTCTGCTCCAAAGGTTGTTGAGGGTAAAACAGTTAAACCTAAAGTAATTAATTACAAGGAGTTTAATGATTACCTAAACAAGCAAGCTACAATACAGCAGAAAGCATTAGATGATGCTATGTCGGCTAAATACGATAAGCTATTGGAGGAGGGGAAAGTTACCAGCGATATGAATGTTGCTGATATCGAGGATTATTTAAAAGGTGTACAAGAAAACCCTAAATCATTTGATTACCCTAAGTCTGTTCAAGTACTAAAGGACTCTAGAGAGTTCTTTGAGGATTCAAAGAAAGAGGTACTTGAGATGATTAAGAATGGAGAGGTTGATAAAGAAGACCTACCATTGATTAAGAAGTTTATTGACATGAACTTGCTTAGAATGTCATCAATTGATGCGTTTAAAGCCGCTAAATCATTAGAGAACTTTATTGTTAACGGATCTACGGCAAACATGGGTCTTATACTTGACACATACACAGGTGCTTTGAAAGCAGATCAAATGCTAAAGTTGCTTGAGTACAAGAAGCGTGTTGTCGATAAAAAAATAAAGCTAGGAGGCTACAAAAAATATGTATATGCTTTAGGAGATATTCCGTATTACTTAAGCAATAAAAAAGTAAAGAAGCTATCTGATGTTTACCAAGAGAATTGGTTGAAGGAGTTAGGTCATATAGATAATTTTGGTTCTACATATTTTGGGAAACCATGGGAAGATATAAAAGAGGCGATGGGATATGATAGAATTGAGCAAGGAGCTGTTCAAACAAAACAAGCAGTAATTGATTTCTCTAATAAAATAGAGGAGAAGTATAAGGATAGGAAAAATGGTGAGCATAATTTCTTAACATCATATACAGCTAATGAATTGGCTATGGTTGGTATTTTGTACAGAGAGGCAACAAATATGGATACCAAACAGTATTTTGATGAAAGAAAGAAAAATATTAAAGAGACTATTGAGTACTTAGAAGAGCAAGAAGAGAATAAGGACTTAGCTGAAAGACTTCGTGATATTTACGAAAAGTTAGATATTGAGAATGCTACTAGTGGCAAGGAAGTTTTTGATAGAGCTAATCCTGTTATTCGTGAAGTACTTAATGATTACATCTCTGAGTATCAAAAATGGTATCCTGAGTTTGCTAGAATTGCTAAAGAGCAGTTTGGTATTATACTTTCACCTGATGCTAACTACTTGCCTGACTTTTGGGAAAAGACTGTTGACTATGATCCAGAGGCTGACGTGTTCTCGACAAGAGGATTTAGTATCGGTCATGATATTGTTAATACAAAGCCAGCAGGAAACTTTATTGCACCTAAATACCCTGATGGATTACCACGAAACGCAGATGGTAGTGTAAATAAAATTATTAATTTTGATTTCTTTCAAAATAATAACAGAGCACTTACATCTACTATTGGTAATGTAAAGACTGCACCTGGTATGAATCAATATTTGGGCTTTGTTAATTCACCTGCGTTTAGATACATTATCAAGAATAAGTACTCACGAGAGTTATTTAAAGATAAGATGGACTACACTATTCGTAGTTTGACTAATAATGCAAAAACTCCTAAGTCGGGAGCTATCTTTGATTTCTTAGCACCACTATATAGTTACCTTGGAAAGGCAGGTGCTAGATTAGGACTTAGTTCCGCTTTTGCGGCTAGTAAGCAGACTCTACCATTGTTCTTAAATACATTAACTTACTTGAATAAAAATTCAGGTAAAATGCTTGAGGCAATGAAGATTATTAATGACCCTAAGGTTATGGAGTGGATGAATAAGATGCCATATACAGTTAGTGTAAGGAGTAAGGAGTCTGTTACGTCTATAGATTTTGCATCAAAGTTATTAGATAAAGGCGATTACTCGACTAAGGATAAGGCCGCAAAGTCAATTAAGAGTGCCTTGGATTTTATTATCGATAAGCGATTAGTGCCTGCCGATGTTTACATTGCTCGTACTTCTTGGCTTGCTATTTATTTGAACGAACTACAAAAACTTGGTGTTAAAGACTTTGATTTTGATGGGTATGATAGCCCAGAAAGTATTAAAGCAGCAAAAGAAGCTGAGCGAATTGTCAAAAAGGAGCATAACCAAAGTATGTCTGAGCTATTGCCTAGACTATACTCAGGTAAAGACTCTGCAAGAAAATTCGCTAGGATGGCTTTTGGTCCATTCTCTGGATATTCAATGGCAATGAAAGATAAAATAAAAGCTAACTCAGCTATTTTATTTGACACAAACTTCAAAGCAACCAAAGAAGAGAAAGCTGATGCAGCTAAATCTATGGTGGCTACATTGATAGAACAAACTATGTTCAATGGATTAAGATGGGGTATTGGGGCATTTTTTATTGGTGTGGCTAACTACATTGATAATGAGGAGGAAGATGAGGATACTAAAACACTTAAAGCAATGCAGGAGGCTCAAAGGATGGGTACTAGCACATTGCAATCATTTACTGGATCACTTCCCTTTGTAGAGGAAGAGGCAGAGCAATATGCTATAAATGGGTTGTTAGACTTAGTTGACTATCTTCACGCTTATATTACTAATAAAGAAGATGGTAAAATGAGTCCGGAGCAAGAAGCTGCTTGGAAAAAGTTTGAGTCGGGTGGTGAAGAGTCTATGCCTGAAACTTATGAGGAAAAACAAAGAAAGAAGACAAAAGAGAAAATAAATAAACCATTAAGAATATTTATTCCTGAGACAGAAGGTAAGTTCGATGCAATGATGAGCCTAATGGGTGGTACGACAGCTGTTTCTTATGAAGTTGGCAAAAAGGTTATATTCGACAACTTTATGGAGCTATATAAAGGAGGATACACAGATAAGTACGATAAATTCCATCCATATACCGAAGAAGAAAAGCAGAAAATTTTGAATAGAATGTATTTGGCTCCAGGTGAAATAACAGTATTCCCTACCGAGTATAGAAGCATTCAGAATAAACGTAAGAAAAACTTTATTAAGAATGTTCTTAAAAGAGAGGATTATGATAAAAAAATGGAAGCTGAATTCAATAAGATGAACTAATAAAAATGGGGACCATGAGTCCCCTTTTTAATTAATCACCTTATACGCAATTCTAACTTAAAAATCTTAGTTTGTAAAGTGTAGAGCTTAATAACTCTTGAGTGTTGTCAACCATTTGTTGCAAGTAACCATCGGTTAAAGTACCACGGTATCCTTCAAATGCTGTCATCTTTTCTTTCAAGTAATCTACCATGTCAAGACCTTCTTCTAATTTAAAAGACTTGTATCCTTTGACAATACCATACTTACCTTGGTAAGCCTCAACGTAAGCGTCAAACTGATCAACAATGCCGTCATATAATTCATTCAAAGCCTTATGCTCCGCAAATGATGATGTCTGTAAGTGTGCGATGTGAGATACATTCTCAATCTCCATTAATGCACTAACGTATTCTTGAACTGTCATAATATTATCTTTTCACAAAAATACTAAAATATATTCACTAGTCGTGCAATAAATATTCTATTGCATTTATTAATATATTAATATCATCACGCAACAAGCCAATACCACGGTTGCACTTATCACATAATAATCCTCTAATTCTGCCTGTGTTGTGATCATGATCCACGCAGAAATTAAATTTTTTAGTACTAATTATTTCAGATATATGTTTTTTACATATGCCACAACAATTATTTTGCTTTAAAAGCATTTCATCGTATTGCTCGATTGTCATGTTATATGATTTTTTTAAATCATATTTTCTCATATAATCACGTGACCTTTGTGGTTTTTTACCTTTTTTAACACAATCGATACACCTAGACTTGTATCCGCAAGGTCTATTATATCTCTTGTGGAAATCCTCTAAAGGCTTTTCCTGTAAACATTTAGTGCAAGTCTTTTTCAAAATATATGCAATAATCTAGCTACTTGTCCATTATTTTTATGATGTATAAATCCTTCAACCGCCTTAGGACTATGAGCGTATCCGGAACGATGGTGCCAACTATCGGTACCACTGGGAGATCGGAGAGACTCGACGCACACGCCCATATAATCCTTAGAAGACTTGTGGTGCACGTGATGAGTATAAATGTAGCGGTGTTTTGAGTCTGCCCACTCTTTACTTGCTTCATGAGCCATTAATAGAGGTAAGTCTGATACCTTAGCCCCGTCTCCGTGTGTTGTACCAATTAGGTTTGACCCATATTGTGTGTACTTACGGTGGGCAATAGAGCAATCAAATGTGATGTTTGGATTATTATGGAACCAAGACTCGATTGCATCGGCTAAAAAGAAGCCATTAGTGTAATCGTGGTTTGATGGATTAAATACAAAGTGAACGTCAGCTATACCAACCAACATCTCAATGACCTCGATATATAGCTTCTTAGCGACTCTAAAGTTGTCGTACCACATTCCATCCGTGTCCTGTGGAGTTCCGCTCGTAGTCGTACGTTTTGGGGTGTCTATGTGAAGGATGTCGTTGCCACCTACAAAAAGAATCTTGTCGATGTTAAAACCTGATGCTTTCTGTACAATTCCACGTACACCTTCAAGTACACGCTGAACAGCAATCTGATTATTGTAGTCATCGCCAGTCTCAAAAGAGGAGGCTAACTTACCTATGTGAATATCAGCTGGGTCAACGACTAACAGGTGCCCATCCTGAATGTTACTGCGATCTAACTTAGGATATACAGGTGCGTGCTTCTGCATCTCAGCCACGATATCAGCTCGCATGTCATGATATGTTTGCACCGGGTCTTTCTTGTCAACCTTGACAAAAATAGACTGCTTATCAGTCTTCAGCCAGTAGTGCGACACCTCACCGATTGGTGCACCTTCTTTATCACACTCATCGTTTAGGCTGCGATGTTCTATCTTTAAAATGTATGCGGATACTTTTTTGCGTATAGTCTCGACATTTCTGTCGTGCATATTGTAGTGCTCTTGGACTCTTTTAGCAATGTCGGCTTTGTTAAGGTCGCCTTGTTGGTGTAGTTCTAGTGCGTATTCTAGGTAAGGTTTCATCACGTAATTGATTTAATTTTTCGATTAGAATTGAAATAGAGTCTTGAAGGTCTTCATACTCTTTGTCTATAAGAGCCTCATATATCTCGTCTGTCATCTTATTGATGAAGCGAATTGTTGTGTTAGTATAGTCAATATGCTCTTTCATAAACAAATAAAGGGGAAGTGTAAAACGATAAACACCTCCCCTTCAAAAAAATTATCACTTTAACCTTTGTAAATTTAGTTAAATATCTAATTACTTGTACATTTTTAATAAAAAATTTATAAGAACCCATTTTCAAGGACACCACCGACCAAAGCCTGAGTGGTTTTAAATGGGTAAACCCTATTAACCATCACAAGATAAGCAATCCGGATCCGTTGCACGTGTAGCAATATCAGCACGCAACACAGACTCTGTACGCATGTAGTACAATGTTTTGATGCGTTGTCTCCATGCCTCCATGTGTACTTGATTAATCCACTTAGGTGTAGCCTGAGATGGGAATGCTAGGTTCAATGAAACAGATTGGTCAATGTACTGCTGACGGATACCTGCCTGCTTAATTAATTCTAATTGGTTTATCTCCTTGAATGTTTTGAATACATCCTTAACTGGAGTAAGCATATCATCTGGGTAATCATACACATCGTTAAGATGCTTAACCTTACCCTCATGGTAGAACCAATTGTCAAGCTCTGCGATGTCTTGTACCGAGCCACCATCAGCTAAGATTTGATCCCAAGTTTCTTTGGTGTTAATACCAATCTTCTTCAATACTTTCTCGAGCTCTCTGTTCTTGCGAATGAATGTACCCTTAGCTGACTGGTCTGTGAATACGTTAGCGGCCCAAGGTTCAACCCCAGCAGATACGTTACCACTTAGCTTGGAATTGGATACAGTTGGAGCAATTGCACGCAAGTGTGTGTTACGCATTCCTGTCTCTACACACCACAATGGCTCACCATACTCTACAGCCATGTCACGTGATGCACGCTCAGACTCAATTTTAATCTGAGAGAATATCTTACGTGTCTCAAATTGAGCAAGCAATCCTTCGAACGGAATACCTTTCTGTTGTAAGTATGTATGCCATCCTAGTACACCTAGTCCAATAGCACGACCTTTCTCAGCAAAGCGAACTACGTTCTCAAATCCTTTCATGTTCTTAGCTTTCTGAATGAACTCCTCAAGCACACCATCTAGGAACCATGTAGCTACATAGATTAAGTCTGTGTCTTTCCACTCGTCATACTTAGCTAGGTTAACGGAAGATAGACAGCACACAAAGCTATGGCTTTCATCTGTATGCAACACGATCTCCGAACAGATGTTAGTCATGTATACCTTCAAGCTATTCTTCTTGTATGCCTCAGGGTTCTGCTTGTTCACGTTACCCTTGAACATAATGTATGGCTCACCTGTAGCCTTACGCTTCTGTAGTAGCTTACCCCACTTGCGACGTGCATCTGGGTCCCCATCTTCTAGCTTACGCATAAACTTATCACCCACTACAGCACATTGGTGTAGGTTTAAGCACTGGCGATTCACATCACCCTTAGGCTCACGAATCTCCAACCAATCCTCAAAGTCTTTGTGCTCAATGTTAAGGTTGCTTGATGCCGCACCACGACGCACATTACCTTGTGATGTTGCAAGAATAGTAGAGTCAAAGATTTTAGTGAATGGGATAACACCATCAGATGTTCCGTTCTTAGATATCTTTGATCCTGCAGGACGGATGCGATTAAAGCCTACACCTACTCCACCACCATGCTTGGCAAGTAGCATCATCTCTAAGTTTTTGGTACCAATGTCATAGACTGAGTCAGCTATGTCAATACCATAACAAGAGATAGGTAAGCCACGGTCGGTGCCTGTGTTAGATAGCACAGGTGTTGCTAGGTTTAACCATCCATTCCAAATGTATTGAAAGAACTTGTCAGCCATCTCAGGCTTACCAAGTCTGTCAGCTACAGCACGAGACACACGTGCGTATGCATTAATTGGTTTCTCTCCTGCAAGCAGGTATCCACCTGAGATTGTCTTTACGTATTCGGGTGAGTTACCCCAAGCTGGGAAATCTACATCTAGTTCCCATCCTAGGTTCTCTGCGTGATTAATCATTTTCTAAAGATTTAATTAGTTCAAGTAAAAATTCTATCATTTGCACAGCACTCTCTGAGCTACTTGCATCTATCGAAGCGGTTGACTTATCGGGCAACACTATCTCCATTTTTATTGGGGAATTTGGCATAGCTAAATGATGTTAAAAAGTTTGTTAGCGGCTCTATCTCATCAAAGTACATATACTCATCATCAAATATATAAGCCTTCCATGTACTAAGTTTCGCCTCATCGTCTGCATTTGTTATTAATGATGTATGCCTAGATACTACATATAAGTAATAATAAAAGTCTTCCGGGTATCCTGACTCATGTTGAGAGACAAGGACTTTCTCAAAACCTAAATCTATTAGGTCTTGCTCATGGATAGGATGGTGCTTTATCATTCCTTTATGAAGACTCCGTTAGTTGTTTTTCCCTTGCGATGCTTAATCTCGTTCCATGCGGAGTTCAATGCTTCCTGTGGTGTTAACCCACATTGCATTGTCAAGATGATAAGAGTAACGAACGTGTCACCTAAGCCGTCGATCAATTCATCAGGCTTGTTCTTGCTGATAGCGGAGGCCGCTTCGCCCAGCTCCTCAATTACTTTTACAAATTGAGACTTTACAAATGATGGGTCAATCAAACCTTTGTCGTTAGCCCAGTCATGTACATTAATAATTAGTTGGTCAAAAGATAATTCTTCCATTGTTATTATATTTAGTTTAAGTTAAAACATATCACTCCAGTCCTCGCCTTCATTGGCTTTGCTGTAAGCTGTTGGTCTGGTTGCAAAAAAATCTGAGTGCTCAACGCCTGCTGTCAATTGGTAGAACCAATCTAATTGTTCAGCGGCCGCAGGATCGTAAGCAAAGATGGCATCATAGCCTAACTCCACTAACTTATCGTTGATGCGTTTGTGCATAAAGTGTTTAAGGTCGTAAGCCTTTAAGTTTTCTAAGTCACCTCTTTCAAATATCTTGTCAATGAATTTCATCTCCATATCTAAGGTTAACTTAGCCGCTTCAATAATGGCATCCTTTGCATCTGTCTTTAGGTCAGGGAACTCCTCACACATATGACGGAATAATTGACATCCCATCTTAGAGTGCAGAGCCTCATCTCTTACTGACCACTTCATCTGTTGCCCAACACCTTTTAGTTTGTTGTTCAATTGGAATGAATAGAGTACAGCGAATGAGCTATACAACGCTACACCCTCAGTGAACGCTGAGAAGATAGCTAGTGACCTAGCCACATCTCTGCGAGCTGGTGCACTCGTGCAAAGTATCTTATAGTTGTAATGGTGTGGCACAGATGTCAATGCCTCCACACGACTAGCAATAGCAGGCTCGTGCATGAATCCTTCGTAGTCATCAAGACCAAGAGTATCATTAAGATACGAGTAAGCCGTTGCGTGAACAGTCTCCTGAGCTCCGAACATCATAGCCATCTGAATGATTTCATACTTAGGAAACCAATCAGTCACCATGCCTGTCCAATAGTCTGATACAGCACACTCCGTCTGAGCAAAGCCTAATAGGATATTACCTACCACGTGCTTCTCATTCTCTGTTAGATTCTCATTCCAATCCTTTACATCGGATGACATAGGAATCTCTGTGTGTAACCAGAATGCTTGGGCTTGCTTCAGCCATCCTTCTGTGTAATACTCAGGGTACTCGAAGGGTTTGTATGCAATACGTTTTTCAAATAAACTCATAAGATGCTATAAATCGTTTTATTGTTTTGTCTTTAACTATTAAGTTCCCGTCTGATATCTCATCCAAGAACTGGTCAATGTCTATTTGCTCAAGCAATTCGACTGTAACCACCTTATCTGGTTCTTCTTTGTGGTCAAGATATATCTCGCCTTCAGAAGCGTAAAACCTAAAATACTTAGGCTCTTCTTCGACAACACTGAACGCAATTACACGTTCAATATCTCTATCTAATTCATTAGAGAAGTGAACCATTGCATCAGCTATCTGATCAAAAGTATCCTCCCGCATCGAGCTCATCCATTTGAAAAGACTCTGTGGTACTGCTACCATCTGTCTCTCCTCGAAATACCTCGACACTAAATCCGTGTTTTCTGAGTTCATTTAGTCTAAATTTTTGTAAGTCTGATACTTTTCCTGTTGGTGTCTTCACCTCACTAAACAAAACTCCCTTGGTCGGATGCAAAGCTAGTAAGTCAGGGATGCCGTTCTTGTTAGTCTTAATTAACTTAAGAACATAGTACCCTTCTTTCTCTAGTTGCTTAATTCGTTTGGATTGTATTTGTTGTTCTGACATGGGGCTACGAATTTAAGAAATCTTTCTTGAAAAAATTTAGAGTGTAATCCTTTTTTTGTTGGACCACTTCGTAAATCTTTTCCTCGATTCCTCCAATCGTAAATACCCAATACACCTTGTTAAACTTGCGGTCGATGGTGGTCATTCTATCCTTGCTTTGCCAATAAGATGTTGCACTAAAGTCTATGTTATAATACACCAAGAAGTCAGCGTTGCGGAGGCTGATGCCCTCACGTCCTGATACAATCTGAAGAGCAATGTTCTTACTAGTTGTATTGAACTCTTCAAGGTCATCAGTCAACTCATCACCAAACACAAACTTCAACGCATCCCACTCAGCCTTGAACTTATAAAAGATTCCTATCTTCTTGTTCTTAAACTGATCCTTGATGTAGGTAGCCTTGGTGTAGTCAAACACTAATCTTCTACCTGACTCAAGTATGATGGTGCCTGAGTACATTTGATGTAACTTGTTCATCATCTTAGCCCCAGTGTCAGCAAGTATCGTGTCATCATCACCTTGCACAACAGAATCTTTCTTCAGTTTGTTAGCCAACTTGTAAGTCAAAGGGCTCATGCCAACTCTAAGTACTGCCTCCTCTACTGATGTAGTGAAGCCTGCTTTCTCTTGGGTGAATGATATCATTAGATGCTTGATAGCATCCATGATTTTATCTTTCAACGCACCTGAGTAGTCATTAACTTTCATTGCACCTATGTACTTTATTTTTACTTTAACATAGTCATTAGCCCACCGATAAAAGTTAGCATAAGATTTAAATGGGTTATTAGGATGCACATAAAGTTGGTGGTATATCTGAGAGTAACTTTCAGGTGTCGGTGTGCCCGATAAAAATATAACCTTTGAGTTAACTTTTTTTACCAAATCTTTAACTTGCTTCGCTCTTTTGCTAGGCTTAGGGAATGCACCCATCGTGTGTGCTTCATCGCAAATTATGAGGTTCCAATTTGTCCCCTCAAGTTTATGTAATGACTCATAGTTTACACACGTAAGGTTAAATTTACAACCTAAATCTTTATGGTCTTTCTTAATACCCGGCACCACCTTTAACTTGGTGATGAACAACACTTCTTTAGCACCTAACGCATCGCAGATAGCTAATGATGTCATGGTCTTACCGGTCCTTACCTCCATAGATAAGTATAGCAGACCATGTTCTTTAATAATGCCAAGCCCGTCGCTTACTATCTTCTTCTGGTAATCCCGTAGTTGTATCATTTGCGTATGTTTCGTTGTTCCAATAGTACTCACACGTACCATCTTCTTTCATTGGTGGAGTCATAAAGTATGACTGGTAGTCACTCGCTTTTGCTGTGTGCCTATAGCACATCTGCTTCTTTGGGCATTGTTCACCCGTACACATTGCTATATCAGGCATTGTCTTGTTGTTTAAGTATTAACATAATCTCTCTTGTTAGAGAACCTGCTGTTTTAGTACCATCAATAACCCATTTGATAATGGCATTTTCTATAGCACTATATAGTTTATCTTCAGACATTGTCTTCTTTTTTAAATTCTGTGAGGTAACTATAATCCGTCTCGTAGCCTGCCTTGTTCTCAATAGAGTAAACCGACATATCAATCTGATAGCCAGGGTTCTTATCTATTCTATTATAAGTCCAAGCGTTATCCATCCAAATGATTCTGTTGTTTGGGTAGATAAAGTAATTGCCATTGTCCATCTTGAATACGTGACCACACTTGTGCTCAGGTGTCTCAGAGAAGTTAGTATCCAACATACTTCTGTTCTCAAATGCCCAGTCCAATGTAAACAAGTACGTGCCTTGTCTCTTGATCCCTGATATGGACAGCAAATCTGCTCTCAGTCCTGACATCCTTGCTCTTACCTGAACATCTACGTATGAACTAAAGCAGTCCCAATACATATACTCAGTTAGCGGTAACTCCTCAGCATCTTTCTTCCAACAGAATGCATTGATAGGTCTACGTGTCCAGTTTACTCCGTTCTCCAAAAATGCCTCAAATAAAGGCGTTCTCTTCTCTATTGATGCGACCGAGTGAACGTCACATAGCGTGTGCTCTCCATGCCCTTTGGTATGGTTAAATAAGAACTCATTTCTAATGAAGCAAGTTAGTGTTGGGATGTTATGATTTAAGTATGGCATGTTAAAGTAATTCTAATTGTTTATCTTCTTTTAATGGGAACACCATCCACTTACCTGCACCATCTCGACCCTCTACTGGGTTACTTCCGGTCATATGCAAGCAGTAGGTACGTAGCCACGAATTGAATCGTTGCTTAGATAGCATACGGAACATGCCGTTGTTATCCGCTATGAACTTATCAAACACATCATCAGGTCTGAATCGCTGATTCATCGGTATGAATGATGGACCAAACTCGTGAGCCCACTCAGCAAACTCAGCGTTAGTCTCTGCCCTGAACTTGCGTTCTTTAAGGTTCACAAAGTTACATTTAACCAATCCCGTATTGAGGTAGCCCTGCAATACTTTAATCATGTAGTTGTCGAACGCACACCAGTCATCTTGGCTCCAATCGTTGAACAATAACCGACCAAACTCATCCTGAGGTGTGAAGTCTTTGGAATAGAATTGCTTGAACTCCATCTCCCACTTACGTCTCTCAAATGAATTACCCTTACCTTGGATGGCATAGTTAGTCGTGATGACCACCTTGGGTGACTTATGAAATGGAATCTTAATCGCATCCTTATTCTTACGCTCAACTGTGATACCCTCAGTGACAACCGAGAACAACCGCTCAAAGTCAAATGACTTCTTCACGTCATCAAACACCAACACCTGCGTGTCTGTGCTCACTAGCTGATAAGCAAATGACTTATCAAACGAGAATGACTTACCATCAATAGTAACTGCCTTCTTCATCCGACTGATGCCGTTCATAAATAGACCCTTACCAGTACCTCCCTCAGGATTCTCTGATATCACCTCATCATTAATGATTACCGCAGGGCAGTAGCCACCATTCTTAAATGCGTGAAGGATGAATCCGATAGTTGACTCGATGGATTCCACACGTTGGTCATCATTGCCGCCGATGTTGCGAATGAATGTTTTGTAGTCACACTCATCTGCGGGACAAAATATGAAGTCACGTTGGATAACTTGGTCAGACCACACGTAGCCACCTAAGTCCTCGTAGTTCAATAGGACAGTTTGATTCTTAGTCACCTTGACCACGCCATTCTTGAAGTATAGGTACGCCTCATCCTTTGTGTCCTCCACAAAATAGATGTTGACCGAGTCAAGCATAGATAAGAAGTCCTCTCTGAAGAAGCGAGTCTTGTCAGCAAAGTAATTGTACACGCTCAGATCCTGAAAGTTATCAAGGATGTGGTTTAACACAAAGTCCTTGATGTCATCCTCAGTACACATCTCAATCAAGTTCTGATTGATACGTACAAAGATGAATCCCTTGTTACCCTCAGGCACGTACTTGCGATACCCATTGTTTTCTAAGAATGTCTTGAGCTCGTAGTGTATCAATGTCACTACACCCTTGTCACTCTTAGTCCAGAATGTATTCTTGCTTTGCTCCTCCTCGATTCTAGTTAGTACTGAATCAATCGTTC